GGAAATTCGGTAGTTTTACAGGCATTCAGTTCAGAGCTAAGACTAACCCACGACGGTTTTCCACCAGCCTCGTACTGAGCTTTCCAGCGGTCCAATCCCCAATTATAAACGAAACGAGAAGTTCCAGCGCAACGTTCGAAAAAGGTTGTCTGGACGTTATTAAGATCCAGCCGAATGCGTTGGCCGAGGATAGTTATGAGGCTTTTGTCGGAAGCTGTAGAATGACGTTTCGGCACACTATAAATATAGCACACGAAGTGAAATATGTTGATTTTTTTGTAAATTCGTTGTTTCGTCTATCAGCAGTCGTGTTAACTAAGGAGTTCGTGGTTTAAGTCTTAAATGGAATGACATTCTAGGCAAAGTTCGCTTCTATATAAAGCTATTCGCATTTCTGTCCAATGTTGCGATTCCAACCCTACACCGTGGCAAGTTTTACATTGAATTGTATTATTTTCGTATAAAGGAAGTCTTATAAAGACATTATATTCGTTTGTTTTTCTCAGAGGAGGGTACGTCATTCCTACCGGATGCGAATTTTCTAAAGCTATGTCCTTGGCAATCACTCCATCATGACAAGATAAACAATCCAAAGTATCTTTGTTTAATCCTTGTGAATAGGAAACTTTTGAAAGAAATACAATAAAAACAATGATTATAATAGTTAATAAGAATAGAAAGAAATTCTTTATCTCTCTTTCCCCCAATTCAAACATCTTTTTTCTTTTCTTCCCTATATGTTTCAAATAGCCCCACCATCGCTGTTGCAACGGCTGTTACAACAAGTGCAGGAACCTTTAATTTTGAAACTATTTCCATTGCTCTATTGTTGTGATCTTGTGTATTTGTCATTTATTTTTTGTTGTCTTGTTGGAAACTTTCTTTTCCAAGAGTAAATTATATTTGTTTGTCTCGCGAATATGCTGTTATGTCCATTATTGCCGTTCTATGGGGCGATCTGGCGGTTCCAGATCCTAACTCCGTTTTGGATGCAAAAGGCGGGCTGATATTGCATGGCTCCTAAAGAAATACCTAGTTTTGTCGTGCTTGGAATAGAAATTGACGTTCCCGAAGATGCTTCTAAGACATCATCAATATAAACCGCATTATTTGACGTTCCCCACAACCCCGTGAGCGAATGAACAGAATTGTCCATAATATCTGTAGTTCCTATTAAATTGGAAACACTAGAATTCCCAACTAATATTTGCTGTCTTCCAACGCTGGTATTTGTATTTATAAACCAGCCAACCCTATTTTCATTTGTTCCATCTGACAAAGAAAATAAAGCCTGGATCGTATGCGGCGCGTCAATACTCTTGCACATAAAACTAAATTCCATTGTCCCTGTGTTTGGTCCCGTAAAAGTATATTCTAAAGAGTCTGTATTTCTTGTCACTTGCGCCGTTGTCGTTGCAATAAAAGATGTTGCTGCGCCATATGCTTCTACCTGAGCACCAAGTAAATAACCTGATACCGTTGCATCATCCCCTGCAAATTCGTTGTCGGTGTCAGCTTCCGCAAATGCAATTTTATGTGTGTGTGATGCTGCTGTTCCAAGATACGCAATAGAAACTCTGCAATAGTCACCAACATCTTGCACAAGAGCCTCGCTTGCTCCTGCCCCTTTTGTGCCAAGAGCACAAGACGAAATATTAAAATAGCTATATGCGTTGGCTACTGTGTCATCTGACAAATATAGCCAGTCTCTGTTTCCTGGTTTGGCATATACGGAAAAAGTATGTGTTGCAGCAGTTAATGTCACAGCTTGGGTAACGCCATGCACAGAGGTTCCTGTTCCGGCTGTAAACCCATCTGCCAAAGCCGTTCCAAATATGTCGGTTGTGCCGTCCGCTATGTCGTCAAGGGCATCAATATTTGTCCATGTTGTGCCAAATGCTGAGCTTTGAAGTATTTTATTTGTTATTGCAGGTTCTGCCAAGACACCATTTAAACATTCGTCGCTGTCGCAGTCTCGAACAACTCTAGGCCAACCGGAGCCAACATTAAAAAAGTTGGTTGCGTTGTTTGTGTGTGTGTCCTGAATTTCAAGCGTTGCTGTGGTCGCTCTTGTATATGTTGCAAGTTTTGTTGGTGCGGTTTGCGGGTATATGCCGGCCAATTGGTAAAAGCGCTGCTTCGCGATCACGGCCCATTCTGCGGGACCGTCGGCGCCGGCTTTGTGCCAGGAGGGGTATTTCCACATGGCGACGTGAACTAGGTTACTACCAAAGGGCAACGCACCCGTTGCAGACGCCAAAACTTTTAGGGTTGTCGCTTCTGACATGTTGCCGACAGAACTAGCGTCTACACCGGTCCCTGCTGTTGCATTACCGTAACAAACCATCCCATTTGTGCTAGCCTCGTCTCTATTCACAAAGCAGATCGTATGCGTCCACGACAAAGCACTGGCAACAGAGTCCGCATATTTATTGTCTGGACCATCATCAATTGAAAGCCGGTTAGAAGTGGTATAGCTTGTTATTGACCAGAAAGCCGTGCCACCTTTTTGTGCTAAAAAGCTAGTTGCTGCTGGCGCTTTCGTCATAAATTCTAGGGCAAAGTCCTCTGTACCTATATCCCCAACCGTGTTTGCGCTTGCCTGAAAATAATCGGCACCACCACTAAGCGCAGTTGTGCCGTCTGTGAATGGAGCCGCTACACCGGGTGTAACGTCCGCCCCACCGTTGACAACGGCCAGCGTCCCGCCATAGTCGCAAGCCCACGTCGACGCGCCTGCGTCCTGCCCCTCACACCACACGCTAGGCGCAACTTCAATGCCGTTTATGGTGAGGTTTTTGGAAAGCTGGGAAAGGCCAGAAACCAAATTCCCCCCAATCTCATCATATCCCAACTTAAAAATAACTTCGTCTGCACAATTAGAATCGCATCCGTCCTCACTTACCAAATTTCCATCATCGCACGTCTCTGTACCGTTTGTTACTCCATCACCACATGTTGCCTGGACCATCAAATCCCCAGAAACACCAGACTTTATAACAAAATCTCCCGAAATGCCAGACTTTATAACAAGCTGAGAGCAGGAGCTTTCATCACAAGACAAAAGAAAGAATATCACTCCTGCTATAATAGATTTCATCATCTTCATTTATTTTTTCTCTCTTATTGGAAACTTCTCTCTGCTATTCCCCTTCGTTTTCAACAGTTTTTTGTTTTGCTATCTTGCCAGGATTTTCCCCTGACATCACATTCATCGGCCAGACAACACAATTTAAAGAAGGATCATTAACAACACAAGAAGTCTCTTGTCCTCCTGTCACATACCCATTTGTGCATTGCAAAGCTCTGTCTGTCGAAGAGAATATTTCTTTTTCTTGTGTCTCGCCAGTATCAGCATCAACGACAGTTTCTATTGTTCCACAAAAACAATCGTCAACTACTACCAAAGGAGGTACACAACAACATGAAGATAATTGTTCTGCTGGCCATTCCGGACACTTTTCTAATTTCTCAGATACAGTGCCGCAATACTTTAATATAATCATGTTATTTAACAAACCTGTCTTTACTTCTTCTAATTTTGCGTTTGTGCAAGAATAGAAAGTCTCTTCTGTTAGAGGATTTTTTATATGTCCGCAATATTGCTTTTCAACTTGTTTATCTTTGATTTTATTTACGTCTCGGCCTTTTGTTGCTTCAACTGCAACATGTGTATCCCATAAATTTAAATATGCTGTCGTTCCACCGGCAGCTACAATGGCTGCCAGTCCAAGGCCAACTAGTAGTTCCTTTGCTCTAGATTCTTTTTCTTGCTTTGTTTTCTCTGTTGTGGACATTACAAAACCTCTAATTAATATCTTATTTATTTCGTATATTGATTATAGCTTCCTCTATCGTCTTTTTGATAATGGAAGTCGAAAGAAATAGCTGCCGCATCTTCTGCATATGTATCTCCACCATCTGCCGCAGCTCGATATAATCTTCCGAAGATAATACAAGAAATAGTTTTTCCAGACATACTCATCGAAGGTAAAATTGCCATTTGATGATAATTTATTGTTCCTGTTGCTGCGAAAGAAGCAGACATAAGAACAGTTTGTCCAAAGGTTCCACTCACGGAAGCTAAAGTATATTCCAAACCCCAAACCACGTTTCCTGAACCTGTTGAGGTAGGACACCAATGGATATGAGGATAAATGGAAGAGCCCTGATACCAATCGTGAGGCATCTGAGTCTCAAAATAAACTTCTTCTTCTGTCGCAGGATCGAAGAAATATGTATAAACCCCATCTGTCGCTCCGCTTCCTGTTAGTTTTGCGAAGTTTGGATCGTGAACTCCAGCAACTTTAACAGAAGACATTGCGATTCTCAAATCGTCCCATCTATAATCATTTGAAGACTTAGCTCTCAAATCCATTTATTTTTTCTCCTCTTGCGAGTCCTTTATTACCACATGAACCAATTGGTGCCGTTGGAATATAACCTAACAACACCGTAATTTTCCGCTATTAATATGCTTGCTTGACCGTCAATTAATTCTGTGCTTTCGGTATCAACAGTAATATTTCTTGTTCCAGCCCCGCCACCTTCATCTTTAATTATTATTACTCTTCCCGCATCCACAGCATCCGTATCCAAAGTCACCGTAACTGCTGCTGTTGTGGTATATGTAACGCCAATTAAAACATATGTTCCTGTTGCAGAATATGTTGCAGCAGCAACCGCAATTCTAGATGCAATAAGACCAGAATTTAAATCCAAATCGTGAGTTAGTTCCGTCTTGCAATTTTGTGCAGCACCAGAACCATCTGTCTCACAATAAAATTTAGTATGTCCTGTGCCGTCTATTCTTACTTCAATACTTTCTTCTGTTCCTGCGACAGGAGTTGCAGAAATAGATAAATCTCCAATAACGCATTCGGCACCATAATCTTCCAAACAAGTTACTGCACCTATTTCCGTATCTACACCAAACTCTCCCCTGTCGCTCGTATTAACTTTTAAAACATCAACAGTAGCAGAGCCTGCCGCATTAAAAGCAGAAAAGAATTCGTTGTTTGGCAACGTAATACCATCCCGAAAGATAGTATTTGCCGCAACAAGAAACCCAATAAATAAAGTTATAAACCCTATTCCAAAAAACGCTTCTTTTTTCACAACTTATTCCTCGCTAAAACGTTATTCTATTTACAGTTGCAGACATTGCCGCAACAGAAGACGAAACAATAAAGTTAAGATATGAACTTGATGCTTCAACATACACAGAGGCTGTTGGAAAACTTCCAATATCAGCAGGGCCAGAATCTTGATAGGAAGCAGAAGCTCCACCGGCCGAACTAGACATATATAAAGCATGAACAAGCCCAGCCCTAGCTGTTGAACCAGAGGTGAGATAATATTCATACAAAGCCAGATAGGAACCAGACATATCTGTCGCTTCTATTGTATTTAATCCAAGAGCACAAGAAGACGTTACCTCTGTATACCCCGTGCCCGTTCCTGTACTTGTGCTTGAATTATATGAAAAAAACCTAGAAGACATTAATTTTTCTCTCCTCTACAAAACTTTAGCTACTAACGCCCTCTGTGCTGTGAACAAAGTTAACATCGGTCACGCCAGTTACTTCTGCATATAGATCAAAAAAAGCATCTGCAGCAGAAGCATCATCAACACTCACATAAACAAAGCCTGCCTTTAGATCAAAAGAAAATGATTCTCCGGGCTTAATCTGAAAATTATGTCCCGTTAGATCAGCAGCAACAACATCCAAATCCCCGGTCCTTGCGCTGCTGTGAATTCTCATGATAGCGGCAGCATTATTGGAGGTTTCATTAAAAATTGTAATACTTCTTGTCAAAGAAGGAAAATCTATTTTTATCTCTTGCACGCCTGCCCCAGTAGCAAATTTATGTCTTAGCCAATAAGCTTCTCCAGGGACCATCCATCGACCGGCCATCCCGATTCCTGCTTTTGGTTGATATCTAGAACTCATTTTTATTCTCTCTCCTTGATATAACTATCTCTCGCACTTCTTATCGTTTTCTTTTTCTTCTTCCATACGCTTTTTATGTCGCCATATTTGAAAGTTTTTCTCTCTTCTATCTCGAACGCTTTTCTTTTCGTATCTCTTGCACCAACAACACTTCTCCATGAAGATTTGATGAAGATTTTCTTTCTTACATTTCTTCAAAAACCTCTTCACGAGTCTTTCGTTTCCCTCATCTGCATACGAATCAACCTGAACGTGAATTGCCATTTTAATACCTATCTATTGCTTTCCGGCTTTCGCCTTTAAAAAACTAAACAAACCCTCAACATCAACACCCGCTCCCTGAATTGCACCATTTGCTTGAGCCATGGCCAAAGGATTATATCCTCCGCCAGCTTCTGGAGTTGGATTCTTCATCTCAACGCTCATCTGTCGTCCAAGGCTTTCGACAATACTTTCTTTTTGTCTTGGCTGTTCTTTTGGTCTTCGGACACTCTTTGCCTCTTGTAGGAAACCATCTGCCATCTGTCCATAGCCAAGAGGCTCTGTTGTTTCTGCCAGCTTTCTTTTTCTTTCTTCTCCGCCGAAATGTACCGGAGAAGGAACATTTTTATTTGCTGCAGAAGAACGGACGGTTTCTAACAACATCTCTTGAGCGTCAACTATTGGCCGAATTGCCTCCGCAATAATCTTGGACAGAATGCCGTCTTCTTCAAAAATAACCTCTTTGATACACTCTTGAATCAAAGGTTTAATAATTCTTTTTAAATCTTCTTTGTTGTATGCAGCCATGCTTATGCACCCCTTACAAAGTCATTGATCAATCTATTAATTCTATCAGCTTTTGTTTCAACGTTTGTATAATATTTTCTTTGTAATCCTTCGGCAATATGCATAAAAGCTCCAGTAGTAGAAGGCTCAGAAACAAAATCCCAACAAATAAGTTGGAGGTCGTCCCCCACAATCTTTGTTCCATCTCCACCTTCGCTCAAAGACCCAAGAGCACGAGAAGAAATACCCAACTGCACCCCATCGTTAACCAAAGAGCGCAATATTTGTCCAGCAGGGGTGGACAGAACCTTCGCCTTACACCACAAATCGTTCCCCTTCCACCACAAATTCGTTATCAGATGGGAAGCGTTTTTTAAATTAACAACTTCGTTCTCCGAATGGTCACATTCTCCTAACGCCCTGTTTTCTTTCACTAATTTCAAATAGTTGTTAACTTCGCGCTCCAACACATCGGAGGGATACCGACGAGAGTTTTGATTACGTGTGTCCTTTTTTTGACAAACCCCTTGCAGATACATCGCCCCGTTTTTTACTTCATGCCGTTCTTCTTCGGTGAGAAGATCCAACCCACACCGACCATCCGGACATAAATTAAAGAACTCTTTTAGTAATATCTTAGCCATCATTTTTACCTCGTCAGCACCCTTTCGCGCACCTCGCAACCGCTCTTCTATTCATCCACTTTTTTATTGGAGGATTTTGGTAATTTAACATTTCTTGTTTCTCCCTTAAGAGTTAATTTTTTATGCGATCTAATTCCATCGTCGTCTACAACCATTGTCATAAAATAACTAACAGCAGACGCAATAAAAGGGCCTGTTGCCAATCCAACCCACAGATTCGCCACAAAAGATGCTCCAAAAAACCACATGAAAAGAAACACAGCTACCCCGACATAAAACCCAACACACTGCGGGCAATGAAAGAACTTATTTTTTGGTCTTATTGCGTTGAAAATGCGGCCGTACACAAGAATGCTCGTCATTCCCCACGTCGCCAAGACAAAAATAAATAAATTCGTTAGCATTATTTCTTCTTGCCGTGTTTCTTCGCCCACTTTTGAATAGCTTCAGAAATCATCTTTTTCAGAGACTCGTTCTTATAGGGCTGATTGTATTGTGCCGCACCCCGAACAACCGAAGAATCTGCTGCATCTTGCGTATCAATATTGGGTCTTGCTTTCGGACCAGCAGCTAGTTTCTCTGCAAGGTCTTTCGTAAGACTTAAAATTGCCATAGCATGCTTGCCAGCTCTCTCGTTCGAAGTCTCAGATGCAATCTCTTTTGCTAGATTGTAAATCTGTTTGAGAATTTCTTTTTCCACTTATTTATCTCCCTGAGTTTTATCTAAACTCTCCCAAAAATAGCCATTTCCAGAACCATTCATCCCCATCATAGGATTGGGCATGTTCCCCTTGTTTGGATCGTGGGGAACCTCCCCCTCTTCTGTTGAAGGATCCGGGTCTGTAAGTCTTAATTCTTCTTCTCTTTGGAGCTTCTCTCTCATCTCCTCATACGGTTCCTCTGACATAAGAAACTTCTTTATTGCAAAAAGAGTTATTTGTTCTGCATCATCATCGGAGGACATTATTTTCCCCTCGATTGACCCAAAGATGTTTGCTGCCTGTACTGTGCTAGCGTCAATAACACCCTTTTTTGAAAGGAATTTAAAAAATCTATCTTGGCAATCATATACCTCATCCGTAAGTTGATCTTTGGGAAGAGTAAGAATCTTTTTCTTTGCTCTCATCAGAATAATGTCGATATCTTCACTATCCATAATCAGCAAATCGCCATTTAACATCTTACGAATACGAAGGCGAATGGGAAACTTAGGAGGCGGACCCTTCGGTTTTTCTTGTTGTCCCGGCTGTGTTCCGCCGTCCTTGGAAACGGTTACTTTGATAGCCATTAATTTTGTTCCTTCTTGCCTTCAACTTTCTTAAGAAGAGTATAATAATCTGGTTTTTCTTTCAAATGAGCTAAAGCGATTTTCCCAGTTTCTTCTAGATTGTCGCTTGTGATGTTGGTTTGAGGATCTTTTTTGCCATGTTCCAGCTCGGTATTCATACCTTTATAAAACTCGTCTAAATTATATTCAGACCAACTCATTCCAAGACCTTCACCAACATCTTTTGCAACAGAACGACTTACTTTTTCTGAATTGCTTGTCTCAGCCTCTCTCACAATCTCCTGCACCTCAAATAGTTTCTCCAAGTCTTCTTCGGAATAATCCTTCTTTGTTTTGAAAGAACCCAAAAACTCCAATATCTTGGTTGAAGATTCCTTCATCGCTGCATCTTCATTAATTTCTTTATTACTCGAAATTACTTCACGAAGACGAGAAATTTCTTCGTTCAGAAAAGCCCGCAACTCTATTCCACCATCTATTCCAGAGTAAATATAATAACTCAAAGCCTGACGTTGTTCTTTTAAGATAGAGGTATCATAAGTTTTGTTGAATTTTTCAACAAGAATCTTGAAGGTTAGAGCATCAACATCAACTCCAGCCTCTTCTTTTTTCTTGTCTTCGCATAAAGCAGAAATTAAACGATTTTCCAAAAGAATCTGTTCTGTAATAGGAACTTTTCTATTGAAGATTTGATATGCTGTCGCAAGTTCTTTATATTTTGGAACATATACAGAAAAAACATCAGAGCCAAGCTTTGTATTGACCGCTCGAATCAAGCGACTTTGCTCTACAAACAGATCTTTGGTTGAAATTTTATCATATTCTCTCTTGGCCTCTTCCAACATTCGCGAGACGACAGACTCTTTTAAAACCTTCGCTTCAAACACCATTCGATAACAAGACAATTCTTTCCAAAGAAGTGTACTTTTGGAAAAATGCTCTCGAAGAAGAGAAACAATTACTTTCTTCTTGCTATCGTCACCCTTGAGAGAGGCAGCAGTTAGACAACGCACCAGCACTTCATATAGAAACGCCGAATTCCTCTTTTTATTATGCTTCATACTAGTTTTCGTCGTCATCATTGCTGTCATTTTTGTTCACTTCCTCTTTCAAGAATTTCTTATCTTCTTTAATTTTTTCAAGAGTTCTTAGAACATCCTGAATCTCTCCGCTATTGCGAAGAAACTCTTCTTCCACTTCTTCTTTGTTCTCTAAAATCCCTCTTGATAACGAAGTCAGTCCTGAAAGTCCTTTAAATACGTTTCTTGGCGTATTAGATGCCGTTTCTCTACTTGTGAGAGCCATAATATTTCTTTGTCTTGCGCCCATTTCTCTCGCGTCGTGTCTCTTTGTATAAGCCTTTCCTTTCGCCCCAGGAGTCGTATATTTTGTTCCAGGTAAGAGTTTTTCTGTTCTCTTGGCAGCGGGATCGCCTATGCCGCCAACATCTTTCCCCGGAGAGGCAAGAAGAATATCTTCTTCTTTGCCGGGAACCGCAGTGTCGCTGTCTTTTTCATCTGCCGTGTCGTCAAAAATATCATCTATGCCGCCAGCGTCTTCCCCGCCGCCAAGCCCCATGCCTCCGCCCTCTTCCTGCGGCTCGTGCTCGGCAAGAAGAGCATCCAGCTTCATATCAAAAAATCTCTCTCTGTTGTTGCGGACAATCTCTTCATCGGAAAGATTAAAGACCGTCTTCGCAATCCACCTGCGAGAGAAGAAGTTTTCGGTGGCTGCACTTGCAACATCAAACTTTGTGCGCCACTCTTCGAGGCTTTGCATTTCGGCGATCTTCGATGGATTGTTCAACTTGATATCAAAATTCAATAAATCCCTACCTGTAAATCCTAGTAGAAACAAGTGAACAGTTGCCATTTTGCGAAGTTCAGACACTACAGAATTTTGTAATCTTTGTACAGTCCTCGCGAAATGCAAATCTTTTTGTGCAAGAGTTGTTTTATCCTCTGCCGAACCGTCTTTCCCCTTCGAGAGATAAGATTGAGGGATCTTCAAAGCAGAAAACAATTTATCTCTTAGATACTCAATATCTTCAATATCACCTGTAAATTGGCCGCCAGGAACAGACTCAATCTTTGTCCCCGATTTGTCTCCTCGAACAGCAATAAAGTAATCCTCTTCTATACTATGAGGGTTAAATCTTAAGTTAGCCTCTCCTGTGTTCTCATCCACAAGAAATCTTCTCTTCATCTCTGTTTGAACCTTCTTCATATAAGGCTCAATTTCATCAGGATGAATGTTTCCTACATCAATATAAAATACTCTTCTTTCTGGTGTTCGAACAATGCGATAGGAAATAACAAAGTCTTCTAATAGTTGAAGCTGTTTCCAAATACGACGCGATGCGTCAAGGAAAGAACTTCCATATGGAAGATATCTATCGTTCCCAAGAATTCTAAAGTGGCACATTTGCCAGCTTTCAAAGGTAGCTCCTTGAGTGTTCCACTGAAACTGAACGTAACTCGGATTATCTTCGTCTAGACCTTCTAGTCTTTCCATTTCTCTTGCAGGAAGCCCCAAGACGTTCTTAATGCCCAACCCTTCGACCGCATCAAGATACAAAAAGAAATCACCCTTGGACAAAAGTGATCTGCACCAACCGTGAAGATTCTGTTCTACCGCAAGAATATTGTAAAACAAGTCCTTTAAAATAAACTTTATCTCTTGGTTGGGACTATCTAATCTTAGAATCGGCTCCATGTGATTAAACGTAGTCATGGTATCTGCAGTAAGGTCCAAAGCAGAACTTATTTCAGGCATGTACTCCATTTGTTCATAATCGGCATAGCGCATCAATCTGTCTTGATTGACCATATATTCCGTTTGCAAAGCAGAAAACGGATTGTGCATGCTTTTTGCGAAATCACCACCAGCAGAATTAGTAAACTTATATTTTTTTAGTTGTCTTCGCTTTAGTTCTCTTGGAACTTGAGAACGATAATCTGCTATAGGACCGGAAAAGAACCTTGTCAGCCTTTTGAAAAGGTCCGACTCCGGATTCTTGGGATTGCCCTTAAAAGACATAGACTTTTTATATTTCGCCATGGAAAAACCTCGCCCTTAAGCGTCTATCATAATTAGAGGAAAACTTTGCCTTTTTTTATAGTTTATGGAACCTAACCCATAAAAATCCTCAAAGGTAGACCGCCAATTGTTTCACTTTTTTGAGAGGTTTTAAACGGGTCTTTATTCCTGTCGTAACCTCGCATTCCTGGAATTCTAGTGTCTAGCGCATCCGTAGATAACAAAATGCCTCCCAAAAGGGCCTTTTTGTCACTTATTCCCTTCTGATCGGCTACCAAAGCCACATCGCGAACATAGCAGGCAATTGCTGCTGCTAAAATTAAATCATCATTACTTTTAGATGTCGCTTCTGGCTTACCATTTTTCCAAATAAAAGTCTCCAACTCGCCACAAAAACGCTTAGAGTTAATTGAAGCAAATCCGTTTCTAAGATACTGCTCCAACTTGGCAAGAATTAAGGGTCTTGAACGAACAGTAGTAACAAATCCCGGTATTGTGTCTTCTCGCCCCATCGCAGCGTAGTGTTCCACATACTCCATTGTGGTTTTTCTGGTAAAGTAAAGATTGGGGTACTCTCTCTCAATCATTCTCGTCAGAACATCGCTTCCATAAACGTTATTTTCCACCACAACCATGCAAAATCCATATTCCATCCCAACATTAAACAAAAGCTCTGCAAACATTTCTGTCGGCAGCTTCCCCTGATATTCTGCAGCTTGATACATCGTTTCTGTATCAAATACGTGGAAAACTGAGTAATCAGAGCCGTCTCCTCTTGCAACATCTGCGGAAATAAAATACTTTCTATTGGGCATCGGTCTTTGCCAAACGTAATAATTTCTATCAAAACCAGCCTTATCTATTGGCTCTCTGGTCCCATCAAACATTTCTTTTATTCTCTCGGGCGTTATAAACGTATTGATGGAAGAATTAAAGCTCAAAGAATACTCTTGCGCAATCTGTTGTGGAGAAAGTTCTCTTGTTTCCTTCTCGAACCATTTCTGGTCCCTATCGGGATGGACTTGCCACGGCAAATCGGTATAATGCCAGTCGTTTTTCCCAACTCGTGAGTTGGAATAAACATCATAAAACCAGTTTCCAACCCCATTAGGAGAACTCAAAGCAATACAACGCCCTCCACCAACCGTTGTCGCAGGCTCAATAGCTGTCCAAACATCTTCCATTTGCTCAATGTGCGCAGCTTCGTCTACTACAAGCAAAGAAAGAGCATCAGAACGACCAGACTTCTTGGTCGTGGTGGAGGCAACCACACGAGAACCATTTACCAGTTCAATCGAGGTTTGATTGTCAGCCTTTGTAACCGCCAAAGCCTGCATCCACTTCGGCAAGCGTTCCATAAGAATCTTAATCTTACGTAAAATCGTTGTTGCCTTTTTTTGATCTGTACAAAGAATTAAAACATCCTTCCCACGGTGAAACAAAAGCAGCCAACCAACATAAGCCGCAACTAATGTTGAAATGCCCAACTGTCGAGCTTTTAAAATAATGTTCTTATCGAACTTTAAGAAGTCTGATAATAGCTCTTCTTGGAAGTCGTATAAAATAAAGGGAATATATCCCTTTCCAGGATGCGAGATTGTTACGTAATTTCGAATGAAGTGAGCAGGATCTTGCTTACAATGCTCTAGTTCTTGCTTTGCTTCTTGCTTAGACTTAGGGATCAATCAGAAAAGGGTTTCCTTTTGTTCTCGTGAATAAATTTCGCAAGAGACTCATCAATCTTTCTACCATATTCTGGAACTTCTTCTGTCTCTGTACCAGAAATCTCATAAACTCTCTGGGCTTGCACCCAAGAGCGTAGACGAGAAAGACTTTGAACTAAGGGGTTTTCTTTTGTCACAAGCTTTAGAGCAATGCTCTTGCCTGTAATGTCTTTATATTCTTTTTTGAGAAATTTTAGAATGTCATCAAATTTATCTGAGACTTCTTTAAGAAATTTCTCTCTCTCGGAAACTTCATCAAGAGTCACTTCCGATTGAAGCTTTACCAGCATCTTGTTACCGGAAAAAGAAACCCGGAACCCATCATTTTTTCCACCGATGGGAAGGTCTTCTCTCACTTCACCTTTTTTATTCAAGGCTCCCGGAACAGCATGCGATGCTGCTTGATTTAGTCCCTTCACAATCTCATAAATATCTTTAGCCATTAGATTTTTCCCTCTCGCAAGATTTTCGAAGCCTTCTTATCAAAACACTCTGCACAAACCTTATACCGAAACAACGTAGGGTCATCTTCGGTAGAAAACGAATGCCTGCCGCACAAACGACAAGTTCTCGCTTCTTTATTAAATAGTTTTCCTTTGACTAAATATCCGTTATTTTCGAGCACTTCGCCCGCTTCTTGTCTTTCTTTCCACTTGTCATACATCTCTTTAATCTGTTGATGATATTCTTCGTCTTTTCCCTCATCCCACTCTCGGAGGCTTTTAATCGCATCTTGGCCGTATTTCTTGGCAATTTCCTGCTCAAGTTTAAAAAGATAATGAGGGTCTTTTTTAAGCTTTTCGTGGATAATCGACATTAATTTTGCGCAGTTTGTACAGCCGCCCAGAATATTGCCACAGACGTGATCACCCCGACCATGGTCCCACCCGCAAACCAAGCGTAGGAATAATCTGTTGGCGCTTTCGATATAATATCATTTAACTTTACAATTTCTTTTTCTTTAACATCCGAAACGAGATCTCTTTCTTTTTTAAGAGATTCAACCTCTATTTTCAAAGTATCTATCTCGAACTGCTTCTGCTTAAGTTCTTTATCCATTTCAAGCTTTATTTCTAGTTCCCTTTTCGAGATTTCATAGTTTTTATCAACAGACATCTTAATTACTGCCTCTTTAGACATCAAATAGCCTTCAAACGGAGCTGCTTCCCCTTTTTTCAAAATAGTAAAAACAGGGTCGGTCTGACCCATAGCCAAAGACGAAACAAATAAGCTCAAAAAAACAATCTTACTCATTTGTCCACCCTTTTCACGTAAACCAAGCCGAATTCCTTTTGAAGGTACTTTGCCAGCTCTTCTTCCGACTTCTCAGACATCTCCTTAATTTCTTTTTGTTTGCCTTCGTCCAACTTCTTTACATCAACTTTAGCCTTTTCCTCTAGCGTCTTAACAACAGCAGAATATTGCTGTTCTACTTTTTCTTTCTTCTCTCGTTTTTGTTTATCAAGATCGTTAAGCTGCGCTCGCTCCCTCTTGTAGGAATCGTGAGCTTCCTTCACAGCAACCCACAAATCTTTTGCTGTTTCCCTCGAAACAACGCCGACAACAACAATAAGAACAGCAATCAGTGGAACATACCAATAGCTTTTCAAAAAAACCCAAACTTTTTGTAAAACTGCTTCCACTTTATACCTCTATGTGAGCATAACCATCAATTTTATCAATTGAGATTTGATGATCAACAACATCCTTAAGCTCTTGAATGTGTGTAATCAAAAGAACAATGTCAAACTGTTCCTTCAACAACTCAAATACCTTTGAAAACTCATTCAAGTTTTCTGAGTCCAAAGACACCAACGGTTCATCCATAATAAAGAAGTTTGGCTGCGGCAAAGAAGAAGACTTTATCAAAGCCAATCTAATTGCCAAGCTTGCCAACGTCTTTTCCATTCCAGAAGCCATTTCTATCAACCTGGCCGAATATTTCGGATACTGTATGTAAACCTCTAGCCTATCGTCCTCTGTCGCCAGAATAACATTGAATTTAACAATATTAGACAAGATTTTGTTTATTTCTTCATTTATTGTTGGCAAAGTTTCTCGGATGATGTCATAGCTAATCCCGTTAACGTGCATACTCTCAAGATAATACTCACAAATCGCGTACTTATCTCTTGCCGCTCTCAATTCTACCCAACCTTGCTCCAAACTCTTTAATTTTTGTTCCTCTGAGCCTCTTTCTCGGTATAGGGCCGTAAGCTTCTTGTTCTCTTCTTCCAGCTTCTCAGCATTCTTCTTCTTTTTTAGCTCGATTTCGGTCTTTTTCTTCGTTTTTTCTTTAATTTTCAGAAATAATTCTTTGTTCTCTTGGAATTTCTTTGATTCTGCTTCATTCTTCTCTATTTTAGAATCAATTTCGTGGATTTTTAAATCATATTTGGCGACTCTCGCCACAAATTCCGATATATCCTTGTCCAAAGAGTGTTTCTTGATCGTATTCTTGTTAATTTCTTCCAGAAAACCCTGGCATTTGCGAAGATTATCATCTATTCCTTGGGCCATAAGCTCTGCGATCTGCTTATCCAAAACAGATAGACCACTCTTGAGTCTCAGAAGCTCTTCTCTTGCGCTATAAGCATCTGTCTTAAATTTGCATTCTTTAAAAGACTCTCCGCAAGGTACTTCTGTCAAAAGCCGTTCTCTTTTTTCGCATTTTGAAATGTCTTTTATAACGTGTTCTTTGTCTTTCTCGCAGGCTTGAAGCTGGGTCTTTTGTGAACGTAATAGAACAATCTCATTCTCATACAACCCCTTGTCTTTCATCGACAAAAAGGCTTCCAATACGCTCTTTTCTTTTTGTTTCTTCTCTATTAGTCTTGTTGTTTCCTCTCTAGATTTCACCAGCGCCGTTCTTTCTTCCACAAGAGACAGAACCTCCTGCTCCAACCCCTCTCCGTTTATAACCTCTGACGATACAGAAGAAACAAAAGCATCTATTTCAGCTATCTGCCTTGAACATACCTCCAGCATTCTGTTATGCTCTGTCGTCAAAGAAATAATGTTTTCCGATTCGTCAAGATTAGAAGACAACTTTCTTTTTGTCTCCTCTATCTCCTCGCCAAAATTACGACCTTCGTTCTTTTTAATGTGGGACTTTAGTTCCTGGCTATCATCCTTACAAGCCTCATACTTCTTCTTCAAAAAGTCAAGGTCCAAGAACTTATTTAATATGTCTTTTCTCTTTGTTGATCCTTCTTTTATAAAGGTAAGAAATTCGAACTGAGATGAATAAGAAGTCAACATGAAGTCTTCAAGTGTTCCAAAATATCTTCTTATGTGTTTATCGGTTTCAACACGAGACTTTTCTATCAGAGTGTTAAACTCTTCATCCTTGGCCTCGCAAATAAACTCAACCGTCGTCTTCGCCTCTTTGTCTTCTTCGGACTTCTTAACGATATTCCTATTAATCAAAAAGGTCTTATCGTCAACATCTATGGCACAAGAGGCACGACCTGTTGTTTTGTTTTGGTTGACAATGTTATAGGACTTTCTACTGTTTTTAGATATGTTGTTAAACACAGCATATAATAAAGCCTCTGTTGCAGATGTCTTTCCTGATCTGTTTCCTGCAATAAGTCCAACGACCCCCTTTAACTTGTCAAAATCAATATAATTACCCTCAGAGTAGTTAAACAAATTGTCCCATTCGAGTCTTCTTAGTTTCCATCGTATTCCTCGTACAACTTCATCTTCGTCGCTAAACGAATTGTAACCTCTGTTCAAATCTAGAACTTTTTTTATGTTCTCTTCCGGAACTTTCTTTTTCTCCAAGAAGCGATTAATAAACTTCTCTTGCACCGCCAAATCCCTAATGTTTTCAGAAAAAGCGGAGCCTTTCTTAATAGAGAATTTGATCGCTTCCGATTTACCATTGGAGGTAATAATAGAAAACGGCTTATACTCTTGTTTAATAAAGTCTATAATCTCTTTAAACTCATTGCTGGGGATTCTCTCATCAGAGGAGACTTTAAGTCTCGAGTTTTCTTTCAAAGAAAGCTTCGGCATCTTGCCGCGAGTTACCATAACAGAAACAAACGGCTTGGGATTAGGTACAATAATGTGCTTTACAGAAAACTTTCTTTTGTCTTCGATATCCCAAAGAAGATATCCCTTATTGTCCTGCTCTCCAAAGTTCTGCTGCACAGTTGAACCAACGTATCTAAATCTACCATCTGCTTCAAGACAATAATTAGAAGCGTGGATGTCCCCAAAGAAGCCATAATCGAAGTTTTTAAGGTCGTCTATCTCTATGTCACCATCTTTTAAATAATGGCCCAACTCAGTACAAGAACCCTTTACTACACCGTGGAATAAAGCAACGTTAATCAAGTCAGGATTTGAAGGTTCCGGCCTCCAATTCTCCGGATCGCAAATAGAGAACACGTTTAGCGCAACCTTATTTTGCAAAAAAATCTCTTGCGAATATTTTAGAACTCTTAGATTCTTTTTACCCAAAGCACTAACAATAGGAGAAATGGAATCCTGTCGAGAAGGATTCTTAATGTTGTAATCGTGGTTGCCAACTATCACAAATGTTTCTGCAATGTCGGACAGAGAAGAAAGAAAGTTAGCTGCAATTTCAATTGCTTCAGGACTGATTTGATTCTTTGTATGAAGAAGATCCCCAAGATGAACAATGTAATCTGGTTTTTCTTCTCTCAAAGAAGCATAGATTTTTTCAAAAACTTCTTGGTATTCTTCAAAAAACTTAAAGTTATGAATGTGCGTATCAGCCAATGTCGCTACTTTCATTTAAACGCCTTTTATTGCCCTTTCTAAATAATAAACGTCGTCAATAATAAAAGATTTTTCTTTCTTTTCAATGAAAGACATCTTTGTCATATCTCCTGGGTCTTTATACCCCGAAATATCAATCTTTTTGACTTCGATTCCGTGCCTCTTTAAAAGAAGATTATTGTTTTTTTCTTTTTCCTCCGCATCTGGATCTAAAGCCGAATAAACAAACGGAACCTTTTCTTTTAATAGCTTTTTAAAAATCGCATAATCTTCTCTCAAGTAAGAGCCAAGAAGAGGAACAGAATTGTTCCCGGCTTTTATCGCATCGAATACCCCCTCTACTAAAACAATTGGCTTTGTATAATCAAGATAAAGTTCATTAAAAATGATCTTCTTTTTCTTTATCTCTGGCATCGTATAAACAGGCCACGGCTTCCTATTGTATGCTCTGGCAACAAACGTATTAAGTTTGCCGTCTTTATCAAATGAAGGAAATATGATTCTGTTGGCGTATTCCCCCTCTTTACAGTACCCAATCTTATAAAAGCAGATGTCTTTTTCTGTTATTCCGCGAGAGGACAAATATTTTCTTGGCTCTTGGGAATTCAAATTCCCAATAAGGGAAATATATTCTTCGGGAAGAAACACTTCTTTTTCTTTTTCTTCTTCTTTCCCAAAAAACTCTTCCCACAAATCAAAATCTAATGACCCTCCAGATAGACCTTCCCATTTTTGTCGATTTGCTGCATCGCCAAATCTCCAAACAAGCTTTTCTACAGAATGCCCAGATTTTTCACACTTCCAACAATGAAACTTGCCGCTTTCAATGTTGATTGCAAATTTCTTTCTATAGTGTTCGCAATATGGACAATAAAAATATAGCTCTGTGCCTCTTTTTTTTAAGTCGTATTCGCCTAAAACGTTTTTAAGAATTTCTATTTGTTGAGAGGAGAGCATTCTTTTAAACCCGCTCTTGCCATAATCAAAGCGTCACACCTATCGTAGGTGCCTGGTTCCGGATTGCCCTTCGCTGTTTCTTTATAAGAAAACCAAGATTCTTTTTTGATTAAATCAAATACCTTCTCTTTTCCGTTTTCTCCTCTTTTAACCTTTACTCCGCACAGGCTTCTTGCTCTTGAGGGAGTAAGCTTTTCTACTCTTTTAAAATACATGTGAGAAATATAAGTAATCATCCCGTTAAATTGAGATAAAATACGCAGAGTCTGTGCAGAAGACTTACCAAAAGAAAACTTCTTTGCACAATCTTCGATATAAACTATACAATCGCCTTTGTATTTCTCGGAAAGTTTATCTATTTGGTCGTGAATAAAGTCTGCTTTTTTTTCAAGACCCTCTAGCTTCTCGGTTCTCCAAGCCGCTGATTCTAATACGTCACCATTCTCATCTAGTACAGCACATCCAGTAATAGATGTACTTACATCAAGACCTATAATTTTCATTTTTTCTCTTTCTTATTTCAAAACCTCTTGGAGGTCTTGGTTGGCCATGGCTGTAGCAACACGAAGAGTCAGATTTTGAATTTGTCCAGCAAGACCTTGTAGTTTCTTTTTCCCTGCTGATTTTAAACTCTGCCGCATTCTACTTTCAAAGGTGCTTAGTTTGTTTAAATCAGAGCCGTCTTCTGGAAACTCTGGGTATTTATCTAGACCCATCTGTTCCCCGTTTTCATAGACATACATCATTACGTTGTCATAGAATTCATTCTGATCATCAAGAATACCTTCGTAATATTCCTGAATTTTCTCATTCATCACCGCCTGATTCCGATCAATTTCTCTTCCCGGAGGAGCATCTTGTTCCAACAACTTGTTAAGACCAAGGTTTTCGGAAATAATCTCTCGATACATTTCCTTAATTTGCTCACGGATATCATCACCTGACATTTTATTCACTTTCTCCTTTATTTCGTCTTTCCTAGACGAAACTTGTTAAATGCTTCAATATCTGCTGTATATTTTTTAATCACTCTCCAAAGAGGAACTGTAAACTCTCTCTGCTCTTTATAGTATTCTTCTTCGTTTTTTTTCTTATAAACAGACTCTAAATACTTGACCCAATCTTCTCCAGTCCACGCACTAATCTTCGGCCACCCCTCCTCAACGACCTTCCTAAGCACCAAAGAGTTTAATTTTACTCCCTCTTGCCCGAAATTGTGCATATCAAAAGAGGTATATTGAATAAGGTCTTGAACATATTGAACAACTGCCCACTCAATCTCTTCGGGAGTTGCCTTTTTAAAGCGCCCCTCTGTTCCTTCCTCGTCGGGAGGAATCTCTTTTATCTTTCCATTTTGGACCTGAGCAATAAACTTTTTAATTGGCGTCTCGGGAGTTTCTCCGCTCTCAAATGGACGAACAGGATAAATAACACCAGTTATCATCCTTGGTTGTATTTCTTTTCTTACAACAGATTGGAAATGAGTGTTCTTATCCCAAGCATCAGAGTCGTCCAAATCTCGTTCAAGCTCTTTAAGAGGAAGTTCCAAGACAAAAATAATCGCTTCTCCACCAGCCTTTTCAACTGGCTTTAAAGTATATTCAGCAGCCCTTCTTATGTTAAAAGAAAAATATGTTCCCGGAGATGTACCTTCCCAGTTTTTTCTCTCTGGGCTAAAAACAAACCCATTCTTTATAATACTCCAAAAATGTTTGGTTGAAGTTCCATGATAAACAACGGCTGTCTTTTTCCCTTTTCTTAAAGCAGAAATAAGCTCTTCGGCAAAGGGATCGTCAACACTCTCCAGGTTTGACAAAGCCATTTCATCAACTTTGTGCTTTAATACTTCTTGCAAAATAATTTCTTCCAAAGACAAATGACTAGCTTTTGTGGGAACTTTTTCCCCCTCTCCGCTCTCGGCCGCTTTATACGCTGTTTTCTTCTTCTCTTTCCCCTTTGACCTCTCGCTCCGCTGCACCGTTTCGTAATAGTTGATTGCGTCGAAGACTCTTTCTGCAGATTCGTATTGGTTGATGTCTTTCTTTTCCAGCCGAGGACCAATCTGATCAAACTTGAGGAACGCATCCACAACCAGCTCTTTGCTTTCATTGCCTTGAAGAGTTCTTTTCAAAGCCCATTCGAGGTATTTCTGTTTGCCTGTTGGATCCTTCGAGGCAAAGAAGTCGATCAGTTCTGTTTGCTCGGGAATCTTCTCCTTTAAAGAAGAAACCTTGTCTTCCAATAATGTTCCGGAGCCCTCTAAAATTTCTTGTACAATTTGTTCTACAAGCGACCTCATTTATTTGTTCTCTCCACGAAGATAATTCTTATACGCCGCAATTCTATTTTGTCGAAGTTTTTCTCCAATCTGCTTCCCAACAAATCCTTGGTCAACAAGTTCTTTTGCGCTCACCTTTCGGCAAACTTCAAAAGCATTGCGGATAAAATCTCCCTCTTCAAACTCCCGACCCTTATGCGAACGTGCATCGGCCTCGCTAACTCTCAAAAACTTTTCAAACCTTTCCGGCTTACGAAAAGCGTCGGTTCTATAAAGCAAATCAACAACCTTCTCCGGTCTCATCTTCTTTACAATATGAACCCGCATATGATTTTCTGTCGACATCTCAGCCAGATCAGAAAAAGAAGAAGGAACCTTTAATCTTTCGTTTGCCGCCTTAACCAAAGGAATTCCCGCCATCTCATGTCCATAATGATGCGGCAAAACATCCTTGGAAGTAGCTCCCTTCCCAAGATCGTGGTTAACAACAGCCCAAATAATCTCAGGATCGCTGGTGATGCTTCTGGCTGCCCTTACAGCAGCCATCGTGTGCATCCAAGCGTCGTTTTCCCCGTGATATTGCTGCGGCTGCGGAACTCCTCTGAGCTTTGAAAGCTCTGGCATAAACCTGTCCAAAGCCCCGCACTTTGCCAAGACCTCAAAATATTTATCTGGTCTGTCAGAAGATAGCGCCTTCTCCGTCTCCTTCCAAATCCTCTCCGGAGTTAAAGAGTCCAGCATTCCCCGACCAACCATGTTGCTCATTAATTCTTCTGTCTCGGGAGCAGCGGAAAAATCAAGTTGCGCTGCAAATCTCGCAACTCGCAGGACACGAAGAGGATCTTCTTCAAAAGCTTCCGAAACGTGTCTCAATAGTTTATTTTCTATGTCTTTCTTGCCGCCATATGGATCAACGATATCACCATATTCCCCAGAAGAAAGCATCATTCTAGCAAGGGCATTAATTGTTAAATCTCTTCTCTCGAGATCTTTTTCAATTGGGATATCTTCCGTATTCGTAGTAAATCCCTTGTGCCCCTCTCCTGATTTTCTCTCCGAACGAGCAAGGGCGTATTCGTCTCCCGTCTTCGGATGAATAAAAACAGGAAACTCTGCTCCTACTTGCGAAAACCCAACATCCAACATGTCTTGTGGCGTAGCACCAACAACAACGTAATCCGCATCGTGTGATGCTCTGTTGAGCAACGAATCTCGGACAGAACCGCCGACAAGAAAAACCTTAAACTTCTTATAAAAGTCTTCCATTTGCTTCGATTCTTTCAGAAAATGCTGCCACTTCTCAAACATTATTTCAATAATCGTTTAAATAAGAAATAAGCTTGTTCCAATCATATGTTTCAACATATGTCTCATAGATTTTATACAAAACTTCTCCCAAAGAAGACATTTTAAAGTTTTTGTCTTGGAACTTTGCTTGAAACTCTTTATATAGTTCTTGTTCTTTGCTGCTGTCGTAATTCTCGGGGTCAAAGTTAATTTCGACCATTCTACGAAGCTTTTCGCTCACGTTGTCGTTCCACCAAACAAAGTCCATAAACTTTTGAAAGTCCGAAAAATTATCCATCAAAAGCTGTCCGTGCAACAAGGCATCACTCTTCAGACGCTCAAGGTATTCCTCTTCTTTTTGATATTTATTTTGTTCCTGCTCATATCTATCAATCCCAATATCTCCCGGACCTTTGGTGATATTTTTCATGGCTTCCTCAACATTATTTTTATAAGGAGCCAACATCTTATCAAAATTTTCCATTCTTGTCAAGACGTTATTTAAAAGTTGGTCTGGGGATTGCTCTGCTTCTTCGGTAAGATTCGTCTCACCTCTAAATTGACCTTTTCGTCTGCTTATTTTCTTTGAAGCCTCCAATAAGTCCTCAACCGTCCTAAATATCTCTGGGGTTAATTGTTCTCTTGCTGCCCTCAAAAACTCTTCTTGGTCTAAAGATTTATAGTCGTGGTCTCTGGTTCTTTCTAAAATAACGTCTCCATAATTCAAAACCCTTATCAATAAAGCATCTTCTGCTGTAAAGTATTTCTCGAATACGTCTATAAGATCTTTTTCTTTAATCCCTCTCAGCAGCTTAAGTTCGTTTAATTTCTTTTGTATCTTTACAAACTCCAAAATCATTTCTCGTTCTTCGTTGTACCCCGGACGACTGGGTTCTATCCTGCGTGCAATGCTGTCTTTCGTTCTTTCTACATCTTCGAATTTCTTCTGTCGATCTCTAAAGAAGCTTGTTATCCCACCTACCGCTCTAGAAAAAACTCCCGGTTTCTCGGGCTCTAATTCTGCAGCAGAAACAGGAGGACTTTTTTCTTTCTTTGTCTTGGCAGGTTCTGGGGCTTCTGGAGCTTTGACAGGCTCGGGTGCAGCAGCCGCAACAGGCTCCTCTGGCTTTTCTTCTTTTGGTTTCTTGGGTTTGGGAGAGCTTTTCTTCTTTGTTTTCTTGGGCCTAACGGACTCATCACCGTAAAAAGCTTTAGTTACTTTGTTTTCAAGACTATCCCAAAACCCCTCATCAATCTGTTGTTCTTCTTCTATATTCTCCTCTTCCACAAGACCAACAACCTTTTTAATCTTGTCTGCAAAAGAAGGGTTTTTCATTCTATCAAGTTTGTCTTTTCTCGAAGGAACAGAAGATTTTGGAGAAGCTGTTATTATCGGCTCTTGTCCAAGTCTTTTTAATTCCGGACGTTTTTCTTTCATTTCGTTCAATATTTCTTTAACTATTTCTCTTATCTTCATTGAATTTTCCTCTATATATCCAACTTCAACTTAAAAGAAAGACCTCTACTTTCTTCTTTCTTAATTGGAGTAGCCAACTTGGCGATACCAAGTATTTCCCCATATTGATCTAAAACCGCAATCTTAGAAATATATACTGTCTTTTCAAAATCCGCTTCCGCTCCGTCAAAAGGACTCTTTACAATATTCTTAATAGATAGCTTCTGGTTTTCGGAAAAAGTCTTACTGCCAGAAGTATAAAATTCCGTTTGCCCATGCTCAATATATGTAGCGTTGTTAGAGTGATTTAATTCTCCAGGAGGAGCATGACAATACATCGTAATCACATCGACGTAATTAATTCCTTCAAACTCAACTCCATAGCTTGAAGATGGAACAGATGCTCCAAAATACTTCCAAGACGGATTATAATTTGTTGAATTGTAATATGGTTCACTGTGATTTGTTGCCAAAGCCCAAGAACCAGTCAGCAACATAATCCCTTCCGTATATAAAATTACTCCAGCAACAGAACCAGATTGAGAACCTGACGCCTGAACTAATTCTCCTCTTTCGTTATCATACAGCTCATTAAGAACAGCGCCAGAAGTATAAAACTTTAAAGCAACTGTACCTTTCTTAATGGAACTACCATAAAAAATAGAGGAAAGCTGGATCTCAGATACTTGTACTGTAGAATAATCCCCAAGAGTAGAAGAATAGGAACAATGAGGACTAAGATAGCCATAATAATTTATTGTATTCTTGAGAGCATTAATATAAGGACGTGAACTGTTTGGAGCATGATTGGTAATCTTTATGGAAGATGTCAAAGGATACGACCCAGTTATCGTTGTCCCATAAGCATACTCATTATATTTTGAAGTAGATACTGTAGAAAAAGAAGTAAGATTGCCGGTCTTTATGATAAATGGATATATTTTCTGCGCAGCCGTTCTATCTATGTTTTCTTCGTAAAGAGAGATAGAGCCTTGAGGTATATTTGAACCTTGCGCAAGATAGTTGTTTAAATACGTTGTTCCAGAATGAACAAAAAATTCATATTTCGGATGAGTCTTTATTCTATTTCTGAAAATGTCATTCTCTTTAAATTTTCTCATTTATTTCATGAAAACCCTTATCAAGACCTACTTTTCCTTTATCGTATTGCAAACAGACCAAGGATTTTTCTGTGTGCTTTCTGCAATCTTGGCTTTTTGCTCAATATTCTTAACAATTTGTTCAATCTGTTGAACCCAAGAAGAAATTTCATCTCTTGCCTCAAGACCGCCGTACTTCAAAAGAGTCTTTAAGTGTCGTCTTGCAGCAAGAACGGAATTATACGCATTCTCAATGTTTTTTTCTGTTTGAGGATCTTGTTGCAGATTTTCTAACAGAACTTCTTTTACCACCTCTCGAATCTCTTGAGGAGAAAACTTTGCCATTTTTATTACTCTCCCTTGCCGATCAAATCGGCCTTAAATTTATCCATCGGCTGATAACGTTGCAACATTCGAACAATCGCCGCCTTTGGAACACCGTGCTTGTTGCGCTTAGCAAGCTCGTCCGCATTCTTGGCCCACGAAGTATCGGGCTCAACAAACTCAATCTTATAGCCATGAGCAAGAGCCATCTTCACATAAGGCTCGGCCTCCCAAGACTGCGTGTTGGTGTTATCAACAACCACAGGAGAAACCCCGCTCTTCAGGGCACCGTACACTCTCTCACGATTCCAAGCATGAGCCTTGGAAAGCTTGCCAGAGTCAAAAAAATACTTACCTCCGACCATGAAATACTCATCGGTCGAAAAGATATTCTCCTTCGGAGCCAACTCCAAAGCCTTTGTGGACTTTCCAGAACCAGAAACGCCACGCAGAACGTACATCTTCCTAGACATCTTTGCCTTCTTTCTTTTTGTCTTCTTCCGATAAAACATCGCCTTCAAGCGAAGGACCCTTTTCAAGAGGATTTGTCATACCCCCGAAAGGATTACCCTTTTTCTTCTTTGAACGACCCTTCCAAAGGTTAATAACTTCTTGTTTTACTATCTCTCTTATTAAAGACATCCTATCCTGTTCTCCCGGAGAAGTCAAGAAAAACTTTTCTCAATAATTAGGCTGAATTAAGTGATTTTGGCTATGAGATTTCTTTATTTCCGATAGGAAAAGAGGACAACAAATTACTTTCTTTTAAAATCCACTTACTCTTGTGAAAAACTATTATATCATTTTTTACTAACTCTGTGAGACATTTTTTATAAAAGCTGTAAAGCTCTTGCAAAAGCTCAAAGGAAACAAAAGGGTAAAGACCTTGAGATTTCTCTGTTATTAGAGCTTGAAGATTCTGGTAATCGGGAGCGGAGAGTATCCTGACAACTTGAACGATCTTTTTTCTTTCCTCTTCTTCGCAATAATAGTCCGTTATCTTGAAAATAAGTTGATAATTAAAGTTTATTTCTGTCGCGGTTTTATCCCCTTCCGCAAAAAAGAGAGCAACGTTAAATTTGGGGATTTTGGGAGATTTCACTTTCGTAAGTGCTTGAAAACATTAAGAAAAACTTAAAAATCGATCCGGAGTCGAATTATTTGTTCTGTGTCAGAAGTTTTCTTTAAAGGCGTAGAAATCTTGCTCACAGCCAGAAGTTCGTTATCCGGCGAATAAAGACCAATGCCTGTGTAATATGCTACCGGAGCATCTGCCGCAACATTCTTTGTGCGAATCTTTGACCCGGAAAGATATGTTGGGTTTGAAGAATAGTTAAATGAACCATGATCCATTCTACAAAACACAACAGTAGAATTTAAGTCTGTAGTGTTGTTGAAAGTAATGTTGTTAATTCTATATCTTAGCGCAGAAGCAGCAGCGTCTATGGTGCCTGTAGAAAGATAATAATTTACTCCTCTCGTTGAAGAATCCATTTGAACACCAACACTGCCGTTCACAGAAGAAGTCATAAAAATCTTTTCAGCATTAAGCACCGCAACACCAGCCTGGTAAAATAAAAGACCAACCGCAGTAGAACCACTGTTTAGAACACCATATTCTCCAGCAGGAGAATTAACGAAATAACTTGTTTCGGCGCCAGAGTCTGTAATCAAAACGTTTCCATAATCACCACCTCTCGGTGTTGCATATGTACCGCTCAAAGCGAGGTACATGTTAAAGGAACCTTTTTTAATTTCGTCTTTGACCAAAAGTCTTGAGAAACAAAGAGCATAAGAACCAGTAATCTTTGTTCCGCCCGCCAGAAGATTTCCGTCTTCATCAAAATCTAAAATACTTCCAGTTGCATCGTGTCCCATCAAAACCTGAGCAAGAGTATCATACATATTCATCTTTGCTGTTGCCAAAGAATCCGTACCAATTAAGTTGTGGTACGTGGAACCAGAAGAAAGACACAAAGTAATATCAAAAAGATGATTAGCAGAAGCCGAAGCATAGTTATAATCCCATACTCTTTGATATCTTCCATGCGAAGGACTTTCGATGTTTGTACCGCTATAACTGCCGCTAACAAGCGTACCAGTGATAGGTACAGATTCGTGAAGTAATGTATGTGTCGTCACAATGTCATTACTTGTAAGCTGTTTATAAATTTGTGCCATTTATTCTTCTCCGTATTAAGAGCTTATACTTTCTTCAAAAACCGTACTGGAATATCTACACTATAGCCGGTGGTCGCACCAGTAATTCTAACGTTTGCGTCAATGTAATAATAACCTGCCCAGCTACCAGTACCAGTTGTACCTATTGTAGTAAAAAGATAAGTGCTGGAGTTCAATTCGATTGACGCCTGAAGCTTGAACTCTAAAATTGTTCCTCTTGGACCTGAAATAACTTGTGAGTCTTTGCTATCAGTCGTTTCGTTCTTTCTTACAAACTTAACATCGTTGCCAAGAGTCAAAAGATATGAAGCGATGTTGTCGTCGTCGATATAAGAAACAGCAGCCTGCTTAGCATCGTTCTTATCTACAACATATCCTAGACGATTGTCTATTTCAATAATATATTGAGTCTCAACTAAAGACGGTTCAAGACTAAAAGTAGGAGGTATCTCGGTAGTATCTAGACCCTGATCTACTCTTACGATGCCACCACCAGAACCCGGTGTATAACCATACAAAAATCCTTGCACACCAGCAAAATCCGTCTCTGTATCTTCGTCCACAGCGACCACATAACTACCAGAAGCGTGTTTTTTAGAAGCCGCATCTTGATCGTTCTGTTTAACTATAGGGAGATACAAAAGATTTGTTCTGTTGTAGCTAACCAAGAAAGACTTTGCTACCGACGTATTGTTTGTAAAGGCTTCAAATACCGGAGTAGTCAAAAGCTCTACATCAACATAAGATGAACCAGACGCATGCGATTTATCATAATCGTTGTAATCTATTTCATCATCAAAAACAGCAAACTTTGCAATCTTGAAGGTTCCGTCCGCTCTAGCAAGCCTCTTACGGCCAGCATCGGTCAAAACAGCGTCAAGAATAATGTTACCAGTGCTAGATAAAAACGCCATTAATTCTCTCCTCTTGAGATTTTCTTAAAAAGGGTCTCACTCCCTCTAAATAGTGAAGAAATCAAAGAATTTTATTTATTCTCCTCTATTTTTGTCGTATTCCGATCAAATCTCGGAACAAAAGATACATTAAAATCTATCTTTCGATTAGATTGCTTGCTAACAATACGAATTTTAAAGGTTTTCCCCCAAACAGAATCTTCTGTTACCCCCAAAACGATATCTTTTGCTGCAAACCCAGTTTCAACTCCAGAAAGGCCGTTTTTTTCAAGATCCACAAGCACCTGTTTCAACGAGGGAACCATATGAAGCTTTTTCCTGAAGGAAATACTCTTCTGTCTTTCAGCGGTTTTCTTCAATTCAACACATTCTGTTAAAAGCCAAACAGTACCACCATCATCTACCATCTCAACTTGAAAAATTGGACTCGGATTGGACACATGGCTATGCACATCCACAGTCCTAACCACATAATAATATTTCTTATTTGGCTCAATTTCATCTTTGAAAGTAGCAGAGGTCGCTTTGTCGTTGGTTATAGACGAAATTGAAGTAGAAACCCTAGAAACTCTATTGTTTCTGAAGTCTTCATATTTTTCTGGATGCTTTTCAATTCTATAAATGTCAAAGAGCACAACATTATCATCCGACGAATACGTGATTTTCTCTTCTTTCTCAGGAATTTCCTGAACTTCTCGCATTTTTCTTTCTTGCTCTTCGTCGGAAATCTCCAAAATCACAGGTTTTTCTTCTCTTGTGCCCAAACCGCCGTTCATAACAATAGAAACTCTGTTATTTATGTCCTTATAGGGCCAAAAAACAACCTCTGGAGAAACGGGCGGAGCGTCATAAACCATTAGTTCCTGTTCAAAGTAGGGAACCTCTAAAATTCTCACAACAGTCTCATCTTGCACGCAAATTCTTCCACTTGTACCGTTATTTTGAGCATCAAAAAACTTGTATTTTGTACCCAAAACGAATTGATAAGCATATACTTTGTATTTGTATCTCTTTGCATACTTTACTTGAGTGTCTACAAACTTTAAAATGTCAATTTTGTTGCTGTTTGGCAAATAATAGTTCTGTATTACCCCTTCGCTATCTGTTTTTTCAATACGATAGAGGATGGTCTCAGAGGGAGCTTTCTGTTTATTAAAGACGTCCAAAAAGCTTCTTGCTCTGTCTTTTAAAATGTATTCTATTTTCTTCGCAAACAAAAACAAAGACACAGAAAAATTTAGTTTATATTTAGGATCTGCAAAAATCCCCTCTCTAAACGCTCTCTCGCTTATGTAAGACGTTGTGTCTGTTTCTTTCCCAGAAAACGTTCTAAATATCTCATCTTCCACGTCGCCATCCAATAAGCTTTTTAGAACGTCAAACCAAACCATTATGTTAAAAGACCTTAAATTAACGTCTTGGCCACTAATCTTCATTCTCTGATTCGTAAAAAAATTACCAGTTTCGACACAAGAAGAGATATTAGACATTAAAATGTTCATAAGACCCGTTTTTGCCAATAGCTCTGCCACTTCAGTCGACACATCTGTTGAAAAATCAACAGAATTAAACATAGGGAAAGACCATTTATCTGTTTCCCTAGACATAAATCCTTCTATATCTGCAAGAGGAAAAATTGTGTTCTTGTACATGTCGCCAACAATGTTTGCCGCTTCTGTTAAAGCATAAGATGCAATCTTCTTCTTGTATAAATCAAAATATTCTCCAGTAGGGTTCTTAACTTTGTACTCAATATTTTTTGAAAGAGTAATCAAAGCTTCAAATCTTTTATTTACCTTGGAAGAATAGCTGTGAATATCAAACACATAAGAATTTGGCAGCAGTCTTTCCGGAACAGACTCTATTGCTGTTTCATATCCATCTACAAAGAAGTTATATTGTGACTTCGCAGAATAATAGTACGGAGAAACAACATTTGATGTGTCCTTCTCTGTAACCCTTTGCGGTCGAGGCAAAACAAAGTCAAAATTATAGTATTCTTGATTAAAAACTATTGAATTCAAAAATGAAGCCCAATCAGCATATAAAAAGTCTTCTCCACTTCTAAATTCACTCTTTGGTAAGACATCATACCACTTACAAACCTCAAAAGCTGTTTGCGGGCCGGGCTCTACCATGGTAACAGTTTGGATATTAGGAGTTGTTGTAATCCCTATCCCGGAAGGAGCAACCGGCTCCCCCGAATCGTTCAACGCAATTGGTTCATCTTCAGAACGATATTCGTCTAATATGATAGAAGGAATTCCAGGTTGGAGATTGTTCTTTTTATCCATTTTTATTTCCTTCTCTTGCTAGAATTCATTTGCTGTTCAAGCTCTGCCGCTCTTTGTTCTAAAGCGCTTTCTTCTTCCACTGTTAATCCAACTAACGTTGAAACTATTTCAGCATCTTCTGCAGTCTGCGCATAGGGGGGAACAAATTCTTCTTCTTGAACCTGTACGTCCCCAATAGTAGATTGTATTGTACCCTCTTCTATACCCTCTTCGAAAGCAGTAGTAACCTCTTCTTCTCCCGCAACCTCCACGTCACCTATGGTAGATTGTATTGTACCGTTCTCCAGACCTTCCTCAAACGGAGTAGTAACCTCTTCCTCTTCGTTTTGATTCCCAAAGAATTCTCCAGGAGAAGGACCATAATTTTCAGCATCCGCCTGTTGCGGAGTCGTCTCTTCTACAATCGTAGGCAGCGCAGGAGTTAATTCTGGTCTTTCCGTAGGAGGGAAGGAGGGCGGAGGCTGCACAACTGTTTTTCTTTCCGGCTTTATTAAGAAATATTCGTTAAAAACGCCAAGCTCAAGTCTTTGTTCTCTGGTAAGGCCCAGAATCTCATTCTGATATGGCTTTATTCTGCAAAGAAGTTCTTTCCCAACTGAATTATTAAAAGACTCTATGGCCAACATCGACCACTTCTCGTGTTTAATAGAAGAGTTGGAATTTTCTGTCTTCTCAAAGCCCTCAAAAACCTCTATCACGCCGAGCATATTATAGTTCATTCTAAAAAGACTCGAGTCTGGAGAAGAGTAATTCCTCATCGGATTTGCCATGTTAGAGCTTTTTCCCGCCCAAACCGTCTTAACTCTTTCGGGATTTGTCGAGCCTAAAAACAAGCTCTTTATCTGATTGGGCAAAGTTCTTAAAATCTCAGAAGTAGAAATATTCTTACTCTCTTCCCAACTTTTCTTGGTCAATGCGGCAGCAGCATAAGGATTCCTTTTTGCCACATTGACAATGTTATCTTGTAGAGTTAAATCAAAATTCTCAATAGTATTCGCTTTTATTTCCGCCTTGCCTTTCCCAGAAATAATCTTTTTATGATCCGGTCTATCCATAGCTATTGTAGAAGGAGCCGCCGCCCCATATGCCATGGCCGTCATATCCATTTGATTAATCATCGTATACATTGTCTGATTGGGATTAGATACCAATATTCTATCTTTAACTCCCCTGGGAAGAGCGCATTTAGTTTCGTCGGCAACAGAAGGATCTATTTTCTCACTTTCTGTGTCTTCGCTCCTATATGTTTGCGTGCTGTCTTTGCTCTCTGGAGTTGTTTTATTTGTTCTTTCTTCCTGCGAAGGGAAAGAATTCCCAAAAGAAAAAACATCGTTCACCGTAACTCCAGCAACATATAAAATGTCTGCCATTTGAGCATTATTGTTTGCTGCAGCCTCAGAATCCGAAGCAGCTCCATCGTCAGAAACAACCGTATTTTCTGTCTCGGAAGAGTTTTTATGAACCGTTGTTATTTCCATGTCAACAATCTGCTGTGCCAAATCGCTTCCCGGATAAAAACTCACAGTAGTTAGGATTTTAGTTGTTCCGGGATTATTTGTCCGGACAACCGAAGGAGACAAAACCCCATATTTTTTGCTCTCTATAGAATCCCCAGAAGATATAACTTGCCCGTCAACAGTAATGTTTATATCTTCGTTTTCTGTGGCAAAGTATTTATGAATCTCTGCCTTAGCTCTCTTTTCATAATCTCCGCTTTTTATTATTCGCAACCCAAGACTTCTGTCTTTTGCCTCTTGTTCTAAGTCCCCCGTGATTGAAAGGTAGTCAAATCCTGAAACTTTATCAGTATCTGCGTTAAAAACTCCGTCTTTGAACCATGTTTTTAGTTCAATTTGCTTAAACATAACACCCTGCGGGTTTGTTCTTGTTCCATCACCTAAAACCACGTCCCCTATGGTGTCAATTTTTGAATATATTTCTCTTGCCAAAGTGGAAATTAAATCCATTACAAATCTAATGCTGTCTGGGTTGGCTTTTCTAGGGTGAACGAGGTCAAATAACCCTCTTGAAAGTTCTTTTGCTCTCTCGTCGGTTATAGAAGAAAATCTCTTTAAAACCACAAGATATTGTGCTATCGACTCAACCCAGGGGGCAGTTTCTTGATGAGTAGAATATCTCCGTATGTTAGAATCCGCAAAATCTTCTGTAAACTTATTCGAATAAACATCGTAATTACCACGAATGTTTTCTAATGATTCTGCTCTTTCGTCTTCTCTTACAATATGTGGCTCATCAATAGCAAAAAGAAGTCTGCTTTTGCCCGTAATCTCTGCAACAAGAAGATATTTCTTTAAAGCATTATAAGCACTCTCAAGCTTGTTGTAGTAGTCCTTAAAAATCTCTCTCGATTTATCTTCAACTACCATCTCTATTCCATATTGATAAATGCCGTTTGTTTCGTCTTTTATTACCTTATCTGTCCCTGTAAAAAATCTCGCATCGTCAGTTAAGTCTTCCGACTGGAAAAACAGATTTACTTCTCTCAAAGAGCCGTCTTTGTCATCAACTGCAATAAACTTTTTGAACTCTTGTTCTCCCGACAAAGCTACCGTTATCTCTTTCGGATCATCTGAAAAAACGATAAATCCTTCTTCCGGAGAATTAATTCTATTGTGAGAAGTAACGGCTTCTACTCGCCTTCTTAAGACTTTCAAAGAAAGAATTTTAAAGTAGTTCCCAAAGGTCGAAGGGCCGTCAAAAATCTCCTTTTCAAAGAATTTGCCATAAAGAGAGTTGTCCGAAACAAAGTTCCTATAATCAACTCCAAATAAAAATCTGCAGTTACCAACATAATCTCTAGACGTCTTTAAAGATGTCACATAAGAACATGCAGAAGATACATTAAAGGTCGAAGCCCCACGATCAAACTTAAGAACCTCTTGATTCAAGATGTTTGTAACATCCGAAGTGTCCGTTTCAGATTTGTATATCTTTTCGGAGATTCTAAAGTCTTGCGTTTTTTTAGAAACGATAATAGAGTCTTTTATTATTTTCTCTTCTAAAAAATTTTTCCTCAATTCTGGATCAAGTCCTAGTCTAAACCCAAAGTCTTCCGAAAAAGCCTGGTCATTAAACATAGGAACAACCAAGATACTAAGATCTTTTATATCCCTCTCGGTATTCTCAAATTCTACATCATAGATCAACTTTATTACTTCATTCCCATCAGAATCTACACTGTAGGCTGAAAAGTCTTTGGTGCCTTGAGCCAAAGAGAGAGTTTTGTTTTTATCTCTTGCCCCAAGTCTTTGCTGAACAACAACACTAAGATATTTTTTAAAGTCCTGCCCATCAAAAATCTGCGACATTACTTCGTCTAGAACTTCCGTAAGAGACAGAACCACCCTAACCCTCAAAACACCCTCAGAATTACTTATCAGTCCTTCTCCGCCAACTACAATGTGCGGTTCTTCAATGAAATTACTTGCACTTCTTCTATCGGAAAGTTCTATAGTCTCTATTACTATCTTGGGAATAAGGTTGTTAATTAGAGCATTACTTTCAAAAAAAGACATTCTTTAGTCCTCTGGGCATATTTTCCCAATCTTTCCTTTGTAATTACGCAACTTCTCGGTTTTTTGCGGACTTGTCTTAACTTCTTCTATCTCTTTATCCACAAAAACATCAAAATAATACTCCACAAAAGATGAGTCTATTTTTATATCTTCACATGAAACTTCTTGCTCGTCCAACAAGATCCCATCGACAAATCTTTCTTGTTTTTTAGCGAAACTAAGAGGAACCAACACGTCCTTACCACTAGTACCTGACTCAACTATATAAACTTCCAAATCAAAATTCTCTTTTTCATCTCTTACGTTTTCTTCCATAATGTCAGTTAGAAAACAATCCCCAATTATTTCTATAAAAGAACCATCATCAAACTGATTGTCAAACATTTTTATTTTTGACATATCGTCAGAATATACAACCTCTCCTTGACTCGGTCTAGAAACACCCTCTTCCATTGAAGGAGGATTTCCCTTTCTGATAACAATATCATAATTATAATCTTTAGTTGTAAGCTGAGGTATTTTTACCAAAGAAGAATAAGAAGAAGAAAAATACGATACTGAACCAGTAAATTCCCCTCCTGTCATAACAATGTTCCACGCAGGCGAATACTCTCTGGTTCTATCTGAAGACCCTATGGGAAGAGCCATGAAATAATTCTTGTCTTCCGACAAAACAATCGGCCTATCAGAAAAAGTCTGTCCTTGGCTTTCAGACCGTATCTGTTCTGCCTTTCTAGAGATTTGTGTCTCTCTCCCAGAAAAAATCGTTTGCACCTCTAGCCGTTCGATGCCCTCTAAAATCCTGTCCTGTATTGCATTCTGTGTTTCGTCTGCCGAAGAAGCGTAATCTTCATCATATATGATATCGTCATCATAAAAATCATATCCAATGGGACGAAATTCACCTCTCGCAAGAGCTGATTTACCGTAAGGAGTAAGTTTAAAATCAATTACTCTTTCTTTTTTTTCTAAGAATTTCATCTCCTTCTCTTATCTCCTAAGTTTTCGAACATACCAACCGTCGGCGGACCTTCTTGTTCTTCCGAAGAGGCAACAACGATATTCTGCGGAGGATTGTCCATTTCCTTTTTCTTCCCACCATCAGAATCCGTCTCTGCTCCAGCCATGCTATCTGCTCTAGGAACATTTATTCCTTCAGCCTGAATTTGCTCGATAGAAGGACGAATAATTAAGTCTGCTTCTATTTCTCCCAACTCTACCAAGGAACAGAAGTCATACGGCCAGTTATAAGAATATTCCGGTTCCTTACGACCAACTTGGAAATCAAAAATAAATCTGTCGTCATCTTTATTGTTTTCTGTTACTTTAAAGTAGTTCTTCTCTGCCTTTTGTTTTACTTTAAACACCATCCACCGTGTATTTTCAGGAATTCCCTCTTCATTAAAGAACTCATATTCGTCAAACGGATGAGAAATAGAGGTTTCTACTTTTTCTGCTCTTCTAGAAGATTCCGGCATCAAACCCTGCCAGATCAAAGCCAAGTCATCTTTTGTAAACGTATGCTCAATTTCAAAAATATACATTGCAAACGGTTCCATATCAGAGTATGTACCAAAGTCAAATTCAGGTGGAATAATATAGTTCTTCATCTTTTCCACCATTCTGGTAATGCTAGTTGTCTTTCTTTGCTTCATTGACTCTTCAACAACCATTCTACCTTCAGAAACCCTTCTCCTCTGCTCCTCAAGCTTCTGACGAGAAATCTTAAAGAAGTTCCTTCCAGCAATCTCGGTCGTTACCGGCTCTTGTGTCCTTTGCTCGTCAAGGAACGGTATTGCAACAACAGCTTCTTTAAACTTCTTAAACGAAGCAACTTCGCCAACCCTCTTCTTAGACGGAGTAAAACCACAAACGTCTAGCAAAGAACCTACAGTAATATCAGAGGTGCTGTTAGCAAAAGATATTTGATACTCTGGTACAACCTTTGTCGTCTGCCCTATCCCTCGAATACTATCTTCTATCTTTAAGTAAAGACCAGCAGAGCCTGTCGGTATTTGTCCATAACTAGACCACACAGAAGAACCCTGGCTGCTGTTTGACGACGTTACATGCAGAACGGGACACTCGTATCTTGTAGAAATAACCCATCTATCAAAAGAGGTAGAATCAGAATCTTCTGTTGTCCTAGCCCCAGTTTCTTGTCCCACAGAATAAGTTGTTACCTTTTCTCTTGTCTTCCCAAAAATGTCCACAGAAGACACAAACGGCATTGAACCAGAATATGCTGCGGAATCTTTATACAAAGAGTAAATCTGATACCAAAGAGAATCAACTATAGCTGTGCTATACGTATAGAAATTATCTCTTAGAAGATTTTCTACTGTTAACCCATCAAAATTGTCATAATCACTACCAGAAATAATCATTTCTGGTTTTAAGTTCTCCAGATAGGCAGCACTGCCGGCCAAGTTGGTTCCGGAAATCCTGTACCCAAACTTTTGATTATTGGAATAATCTCTAACATATAACTCACCAGAAGATGTATTTACATATGTAGTTGTAACATCTACCGGCAATAAATTAATTGCCCTAAAGAAAGCTTGTGCTGACATCGACCTTCTGCTAGCGCTTCCGGAATCTATAATAATTTCTCCATCTACCGATGTCGAACCCGTAAATCTTTGAACAGCAATCTCGTTCCCGCTTACATCATAAGCGGCAAAAAAACCATCCGCATTAATAAACGGAGTGTAATCTCCTATACTAGTAAAAACCGTACCGCTAGTAAACAGCTTTGTATTAACAAAATTAAGAATAACATCTTTATATGTTCTTAAATCTCTATGAATTCCTCTAAAAAGCTCTTCTTTTTCTCTATCGTAACTTTCGACTTGTAATCCTGCTAAAATCTCATCTAAAGTATATTTCTTTGTATCGTCTGCCAAGAAAGAGACTCTGCAAATAGAGTCTCCGTAATAATACGGAGGAGTAAATTGAATAAAGGATGGATCTTTTTTCATCAAATCATTCGTTAAACTTGCGCTGGCAAAATCAGAAGAAGATACTTCTGTCAAATTATAAATCAGTGAAGGAGGACCAAAGTATCTTCCTTGGTAATTATCATCAGAGCTTCTTACCATATCTATTCCATCTTTTGCCAGAATCAAATCCATATAATACGTAGTTCCAGACTGCATCGTCTTAAATTCAGACTCTTTTTTAGAAACAAAAGATGTAAATTTCTCGTCTTTCAGGAAGAACCTCGAAGACTCAGCAAAAAAGTTATTAGAAGCTAAACTATAATCTGTTTTATTTTCTCCATCCCAAGAAATAAATGGATATGCAGAACCAACATATTCCCCAGAATAAATAAAAATTTTGTCCGCTCCATGTGCACCAGCAAAAAGCTGGCTACCTGAAACAGCAACCTTTGAGCCCACAACGTCATTAGCAGCAAACCCATCAGAAATTTTTTCCCGAAAATAATAATAACCATTTTCCTTTTCATAAAGATAAACACCCCCCGCATTGCTTGCCGCATCGTCAAGCCCAGTAGCCCCTACAATCATTAACCCGTCACAAAAATCTACTGAAGCCCCGAAGAGATCACCTGTTCCAGATTCCCCAGAAACGATTTTTTGTTTTTCAATCCACCCTCTTAAATAATCTAATTCATAAAGATAAACAGAACCCGCTTGCTGACCATCTTCATAAGTATAATAACTTCCAACCGCCAATTGGCTACCATACCCATCAACCGAAGTTTTTGTTCCAGAAATTGCCACAGAAACGCCAAAATAATCATCTGCTCCCCCATCGCTGGCGGATATCGCTTGCAGCAAAGACCAAGGGTCTACCCCGTTGGTTTTATAAATATAAATTTTCCCAATTGTTGGTGTACCCGCACCGCCATATTCCGAAACAAAAGCCCAGGTTCCACTTACTAAAACTTTCCCGCCATAGGCCCCGTCGTCGGGCTCCACAGAAGAAGAAAACTCTGCTACCTCTACATAACCACTTGACCCACTTTGTAAAATATAAGCCCTCCCCTCTAAAGTATCCCCACCACCATATATGTTTGCTCCTACCGCCAAAGTAGTACCATCAAAACTTAGCGCTCTCCCAAAAACACCAGAACCAGTAAAATCAGAAGCTGTTATTTCTTGAACACACTGCCAGATGTTGGTCTGCTTCTTAAAATACAAAACACGTCCTGCCCCTGTCTCCCCGGATATATCCGAAGCATAAGAACCCACAAAAGCCTCGTCTCCGTAAATTGCAACAGCAGAACCATACTTATCTCCCGACACAATGGTCCCCGTAGGAATAAGATCGGAATGTTTTGTCCAAGTACCAGAAGTGTAATTGAACACCTGTACGCTTCCAGTAGGATCTGTAGTATCTCTAAATGTACCAACAACAAACTGCGAATTGTCTCTATCTAGTTTCATATCATAAGAAAACAAAGAACTCGCTGTACCTGTAATCTCTTGCTCTAACTTTGCAACTAAAGTTTCTTCATAATCCGGACTCAGCAAATACATTCTTCCTTCTCTGCTGCTGTTATTGCTGCTCGAAAGAGGAAGAGCATAAGAAGGATCAATAATCGACTCAAACGGCATCCGATAACCAGAATAATTTTTAATCGTTCCTGAATAGTAGTTCACACTAAAATCGTCTTCATCTCCAGTCGTACCTGTCATAATCGGCCAATCGACAGCAATGCCAGATTTGACTGTATTGTAGAAGATTCCGGGAGCATAAAACGGCTGAATTAGGCTCTGAATTGCTGACTCTTTATTTGACTTGTTTGTGTCCCAAGAAATATATGGTGCATACGATTGAGAAAGTAAATTACCAAGCTGTACAGACCTCTGAACAGGATAAAAACCGTTATAAGGAAGTAGTTTTTTTATCCCTCGGAAAGTCATCGAGAACTCGCGAACTTTATCTTTTTGCTTCTTGTGATCGTCGTAAACCTCATTGAATGCTTTCATCATATCTGAGTGCGAATAAATCTTATAGAACTCTTCATTTGCTGTCGTTCTAGAAGAATTATACATACTAGAAGAAACATTAGTACCAACTGCCGTTAAAATACCTCTGTTTTTCTTTCTGAAATCCCCACCAGCTTCATTAATATACCACCCCATGTGCTCTGAGATTCTAAATTCTGGTAAAATAGTATATCTTGCGCCCATTGGCCTAATTTCATCAGAATATTTGTCATAAGAATTATAAAACGGATTAATCCCAGACTCTGAGTTCGCAGTATAGTTTGTTCCACTTTCTTTTAGAGTAGAACCAGATAAATACACATCGTAACAGAACTGAAGAGACGGAATCCCCGTTCTACCATAAGCAATTAAATCTTTTGTTCTTGTCTCGCCCATAGAAGCAAGCTCGCCATAAGGAGAACTTCCAGAACCATCTTCCAGAGCCCAAACAGAACCAATCCCCATGTTGAACCCAAGAGAATTTACAAAATTGCTCTGCGTTCTGTCGTCCTCTGTGTCTTTCCAGAAAGTAATTCTATCGCTTCCTTTAATTCCAGAAGAAGTAGAGTCATCGTAATAGTTTCTCGCATGAATCATATCAAATCCGACATTTTCATGCTTCGGATAAATGATCTCTGGCGAATAAATGGAAACAAATTTATGTTCACCCAACTTATAAAGATTCAAACAAGTTTCATAGATTGGTATAGAACATTCCCCAACGTTCAATCTATTAGCAAGTTTCTGATTCGCAAAATGTTCCTTTAGGTTTCTATATGGATATGTAAAAGACACAATATTTTTATTTATATCTTCGACAATATGAGTTATTGGCTTATTCCAAGTTACAACCGGCTCATAATAATTCGTAAAAGAATCTGCCCTATTGTCAAAAAAATGTTTTTCTCTACCCTGGGAGTCAACAAAAATTCTTTCTTTAGAAGGATCTTCAACAGAATAGATGTTTTCTTTTCTTAAAGCCCTTGCAACAGGACCCTCTCCTGCTCGTATCTGTTCCCAAGATGCCCACTGATAAGGACTCCAAGAACCCGTCTGCCACGATGCATTATGAGTTAAAGTATTTGTAGTTGTACTAATTTCGTTTTCTTTTGTCCTAACGTTTAAAGAAGCCGTTCCAACCCAATTTACAAGATTAGTCGTTCCACTAACTTCTTGGAACTCCAGCACCATACTACCTGTTGTGGGTTGCGTTGTCGAACCAGAAATCCACGAATATCCATAAATACTTCTGGGAATTTGGTGAGAAACAAATCCGTTATCGTATCGCTCTTGCAGAATTTCTGTCGGATTCACAACTACCGTTCTAAGCGGATTACAGTTCGTCTTGTGAACATTCGCAACTCCAGTAGTAGAAAGACCCCCAGAAACCATGTGAAGCTGAAGGCTTGTATCATATTCTTGTCTTACTTCAAGATTTCTAAAGGGTTGCGCATTGTGAGTAGAAAGCTCTTCTGCAACTGGATCTAACCAAATCTTGGTTAAGGTTTTCTTTTCCCCAGGAGAAGAAAATAGAGTTCTAAAACAATACTTATCGACTCCTTTAAAGGGAGCAAAGTTGTTAGGGCTTTCGCCAGAAAGGTAAGAAGACGTCCAAGAAGAATACACTGGTATCGAAGAACTTCCTGAAACATCAACAGAAACATTATGAAGTATGAATTGGTCAAGCCTTAATGCTGTGCCCGTAACAGAATAGTCTTCACTTGCTTGAGCGTAATAAATTTTAACATAATTAGAATCCGCTAACCCAACATTTCTCGTCGCTGTAAAAGCATATCTACAATCATAAAAAGCATTTCCAAGCTCCGTAATCGAACTTGTGACCACAGCAACAGAAGAACTTCCAATCGCACCAGAGCCAGAAGTTAAATCGAAATAGCAATAAGGAATATCCCATGCAATTTCCCCATAATCATAAAAACTATAAATCCATGGATAAGAAGAAGAGTCGGCTGTTCTAGCAATTATTCTTACCCACAAAACACTCCCGCTATTAAACCAAAAATCTCCTGGATATGCCATTCCATGTGTTGTAAGCGCTACACCATCCGCTGAAAACCCCGTACTCGAACTAACTTCACCGTTTGGACCTTCATATTCATCCGGATAATAACTAAGGTTTTGATATGCGCAAGAAGAAAAATCACTGCTGCTAACAGCAACCACACTGCTTGTAACTATGTCATAATGGTCAACAACCGTCCCTGATGTATATATCTCTGCCGGAACCATTCCCAAATCAGAAACAAAATAACCCCCATTGTGTGCACCAGAAGCTACCATATCTGGTCTTTGGTTATATCTTCCAGAGACATTAACTATTTCATAGTCGTGAGAATAATTCCCAATAATATTCTTTCTATCTGGCTCATGTCCAGTAGCAATGCTGCTACTATACCCCGAAGGGACGGTATAAAACTGATGAGTAGAGGAACTTACCTTTATATTTTCTATAGAGGTAAAAGGAGAGCTGTTTAAAGAGCCAGTTAAAGTTTTAATATAGGTGCTCGACGGTTCAGTTACAACAGAAAAGTGCCTCTTCGCAAAAGTAGAACCAGAAACATTAGAAAACATAGTATATTTCAACTGTGTTTTATTCGAATTTACGCTGGGGTCCCCAGAAGCTATCTCAGAAAAGCCTCCTTCCGCTCTCTGCTTTTTCCAACGCCACATATCAGCAGTACCATCTAAATCAGTAACTACAGAATGTGTTGAATTACCCCAGGTCAGTCCTTGATCAGCGGAAGAGCTTATCTGTACACTTTCGGCACCAGCAGACCCAGACGCATTACAGATATAAAATATATCATTTTCATCCACGAATGCCCACGGATTAGTAATCCATTCTGAGTTTACGCTACAGTTATATGTGTCATAACGAATAAGAGTCAAATCGGTACTCTCTCTACTCATTAAATATACCATGTTAGTATATCCGTAAGTAGTGCCCTGGTTTACCCCATAAACAAGCATCTTACTTCTATCTTTATTTGCCGCAAGAGTCCAGAATAACCTTACCCCAATTCCGTACGGGATATATCCAGTTTCATTAACATAGCCGAAAGAATTGCCGTCTAGTGAAGATGTATAAAAATAAAAATTAGCTCCCCAATCCTGGGCGCCCTTGTCCATAACAAAAGCCATTTTATTATCACTAAAGTAATCAACAGCACGAAGACCAGCATTCTGGTCTAAACTACTTGGCCCAGTGCATGTCGTCGCTGGGACAAGCGTAACAGGATTAGTATATCTTACATCAACTGTAGTTTCGGTGGCTATTGCAAATAAATAAAGTCTGTTTAGTCCAGCATGATGAAAAAGGAGATAAGCTGCATTGTTAGGAGAAAGCCCAGATTCTCTAGAGTCCACAACCTCTCCCCAAGTATATCCATTCGAAGATGTATAAAAAGAAGATGTCGCTGCATTATAAGTTTTTGTCACAAACGCATCTATCGTAGATAAGTAAATTGGGGGGCTCTTCTTTTGAGAACCAAAAGTCTCGGGACTTTTCACCCAGCCAGAACCAGAGTTTACATAATATGTTGCCCCAGCCGTATATATATCGTCTCCCGTTGAAGATGCCGTAGAAACCGCCAAAAAAATGTTCTGCGTTGCGTGTGAAACAAATCCTCTCATTAAAAATGTTTCTTCTGTTGCCCCCGTTACCCAATTGTTACCATTTAAATAAATTCTTTTTATCTTGTCGAGGTCTGAGGTCGTGTTATGATATAAATAGCCGTGGATTCCACTGCCACTAATTTCCGGTACGTATCCTTTTGTTAAATAAACCGCCTCATAAGGCATTTTCTCTGTAGCTGGATAAAGTGTTGAGACTGTATTAAAAAGCGGCGGACGATTTGCATGGGTTTCTCCCCAATTATACAAAAGTTCGTTCACACCATAGGCGTGTGCTTCGGGTTCTTCTGTCTTAAACTCCATTGTCGGATACGGAGTTTGATACTTGTTTCTCTCCAGAACGTGGCTTTCAACAACCGTTCTCATTTCCTCTGAAAAATCAGCAGTTGCCGGGATTAACTGTTGCACCATCTGGCCAATAGAAGAATCAATCCATTTGTAATAGTTAAGATATTTTTCTACGCTTGGAGTATTCCCAATACGCTCAAAGAAAATCTTTCTTAACTTTGCTAAAGACTTATATTCTTCTCTGTATCTGTTAACAGGCTCTCCAATGAGGTTGTTAAAGTCTACAACTCCAGCAAAAAATTTTAATATCTCTTCGGAAACGTTTTGATAAATACTCTTTTCCAAAGCCCAAAAATACTTTACAGGTCTTGAATCTCTTGTAAAATATTCATCATCATTTGAAAGAATACTAACCATATCCCCGCTTGAAAGAGATTCCGGTAGCTGTTGCCTACCCGCTAAAATGTGTTCTCTAACTTGCGGAGTTGTTCCAGAAGTAAAAAAGATTGCAATACCAGGATAATGTCTTTCGACAACGTTATCAACACTCCCATTATGAAGATAGACATAGCTTCCAGAAGAATAATCTGTTACGTTAATGCCGTAGTATGAAATCCCGCCATAGGTAAGCGCCGAAAGACTACCCGTTCCAAACTCCCAATTTAATGCCAAAGCCTGGGATTCTTGGAGATTGCTTTCTTTTTCCATCTCTCTCGAAGGATTCAAAACTCCATAATTAAACGGATCCCTAGCGTGAGCGTCAATCTCTTCTGTCTGTAGCTTTTTTTGAAAATATCTTATGTTGGCAAATTTTACATCAGAGTATTGTTCTATACTTCCAGTAAAGTTTGTTCTTGCTGCGCCGGCATAAATTCGTCTGCTTGTTTGTAAAGAAGACGTTGCTAACACTTGACTAATACTTGCCGACACGTTAAAACTATTCTGTTTTATGTCTCCGCAATAATTTACACCATAAAAATCTAGCCAATATGTAGTCGAAGTTATATTCGAGGCATCTTGAGAATTTGGATAAAGTCCGACTCCAAAACTCCAATATTCATTATCGTAAACATTACTGTAGACAGAACTGGTAAGTTGTGTAGAAAAGACGCTACTTGTTAAAAGCCAATATCCGTTCTTACTGTCGATTGCTTCCTTTACAAATAAAACTTTAAATATGCTGTTGTTCGTACTATAATTTTTAATACCAAACAAAGAAGAAGATACAAAAGGGGCGCTATAAAAAAGCTCGCTGTCTACGTCTGCTCTCTTCGGAAACACAACGCCAGCTTCAAGAGTAAATGGAATATAATTAAACCCTGTAGAGCCCGTGATGTATTCTAAATCGTCGTCTGTCAAGCTGCTGGTTGCCTGTATTAAGGATACTCCAAAATTATCAGCATCGTCAAGAGAAAGAAGATTTACTTTTCTTGCTGTTTCCGTTGTGTTGTTTTTTAAAGAATATTCTGTATTGTCTGAATATAGATTTAACTTAACAACTTCCTCATCTGTACCGAAACATCTAATCAGATTTCTTACCGACTTCTCTGTTCCTTTACTTTTGAGAACATTTGTAATATTGTTATAGATGTTTTCATAAATTCTGTTCTTAACGTTATAAATCTTCTCTTCGAAATCTTCTTCGTTGCTGCGACCAATCAAAGATTCTAATAAAGTAGAATCTATGAAAATATCCGGCACCTTAACTCCAAGACTTTCCAGTCTCTTGTCATTAAATGGATATGGTTTTTCATCATCGTTGGAATAATGAACATCATTCAAAGATGAAACCGCATTAACTTGCAGATATAGATGATCAAAATAACTACCTATTATCTGAGTAAGATTTCTAAGAGAGTAGTCTTCTTGTTCTTGATCTTCTTCTAAAATCCACCCAGGAATATCGTTATAAACCCAAGAGTTGTTAGAAACATCATGTATAGAACCAGAGTTCGCCATCTCCGCTGCTTTTGCAGCAACATAAGGGTTGGTAGAATATAAAATAGGCTCTTTATATTCTGTCTCTTTGCCGAAATAGCTGTCAATAGCAGAACCCGTGCTTCTACTCGTGGACAAGGAACCAGACCAAGCCCCATGAGAAAGGCGACCAGAATAATCCAAAACAATTCGATCTGTCGCATGTATACTAGAAGAAGAAAAAACTCCTTCGTTAAATTTGTAATAAACTCCAATATCCGTACTAGCGTCATCGGTATTCGCCCCGCCGTCTACCGTAGAAAACCAATTCTGTCCAATTTCTTCGTTTGTTCTAGCAGATTTCCAAAAACGGAACTCATCCAAAGAACCAGAAAGCTTTCCGGAACCAGTAGCAAACGAACCAGACCCAATCAAACCACCAATGGTAGCGTGTACGTAATTTACACAATCAATAAACTTACCAGATCCCGTAGTAGAAGAAACAGAATCATCTCCAACAAAAAATTCTATGGTAAATGTATTTGCAGTCGCATGATTAGAAAGCTTAAACCCATAGTGTCGCCAGTTATTATCAAATGCTTGCGCAGCCGTATATCCTGTCAGGTCAATTACGTTTTGACTTGCCGAGCCAGAACAAACAGAAGCAATACTAAAAGCACTGCTGCCGCTGTTGTTCAATAAAATTGTAAAATATTGAGAATAATAGTCATTTAAACTAAAGACCACTTCAGAATTGCTACCAGTAATTCCCCTTTTTAACCAAAATTCTATATAATTCCCAGAACTCCCACCAAACCTGAGATTCGAAGCTCTTTCGTCATCCTCGGAAAAAAGATTCGCCCCTAGATAGGAATTTGCATCCCCAAGATTAGGACCCCCTTTTAAATAAATATATTCAGGATTTGAAACGATGTTGATTGTTTTCGAAGAAATAGCACCAGTAGACGTAATTGTAATTACATTATCAGAAGAAAAATTAGCATATCCTGTAGTTCTAGGATAGATTTTATCAAAAATCCAAGAATCTACAAAAGAACCACTGTTTAAAAACTCTTGTTTTTCAGTTTTGCTGCCATCAAAGGGGTAAAACTCCTGAATTTTTAGAAAACTATCAGCAAAATACCTCTCTGCACTGCCATATTTACACCAACTTGCCAAATCGTCAAAATCGACATGTGGAACAAACAAACTTTTATCATAATTGTACGCAGAAGGATAATTTGTAGATTCAAGCTTATCCTCTATCTCGCTTTTACTTGTCAACTTAAGGTTTTTTAGTTGACTTCGAGAAAAAAGGTCTTTAATTGCCATAAAGGTAAAACTCCCTTAAAAGGATTATGCCATAGTAATTATATGTTCTTGCAGGTTTTTTCTATTTTCCAATACGGAATTTGAAAGTTTGTGGCAAAACTCTAAATTCAGAGCCTATTTCGTACCCAACCGCGATTTCATATTGATAATCTTTCTCAAACATCGACATGTCTAGATAAAAATAATTACCTTCTTTATCGTAGGACATCAAAGTGCCGCTGCTCTGAGAAGATTTGTTATAATCAAGCACAATTAAATCATCAATGGTTCTGCGTACTTGGTAATAGACCTTTTCGACAATCGTATTTTCAACCGCAGACTGCGCAGCCGTATAGATTGTTGGAGTCCAGTCTTTTAGCCTCAAAAACAAGTTAAACCTTACGTTTGTTTCTGTTCTTTTATACTCAGATTTTAAATTTGTTATCTTGCCAACATATTCAGTCTGTTCCAAGCTATCGAAAGCCGACAATGTGTGAACGTCTATTGTGCCCGTCCATAGACAATTGCCTAAAGAGTCATACCAACGGTCGTAAATAATCTCTTCTGTCGTAGTAATTGTAGCCGTTATGTAATATTTCCCGGTACTCTCTAAAGTAGCAGTAATGGGAGTCCCTTCAACTGGTGTTATTGAGCCCGTACCTGCCGAAGAGTCAAAAAACCTAACCACCATTGGTGTATTGGGAACATTTGACCAAACATATCTAGGACGATTGTAAAAATAAAGCTTATTTGAATTGTCAGAAACTAAATTGCTCTTCGCATAAAAATTACCACGGTCATCCGTCTTGGAATCGTTAAACCTAGCTTCAATTATCGGTTGGCTGTAATAATATTCTGATGTTCTTGCAGAAAATCTCTTTGTATAGTATGAAGAAGAGGCTAAACAATCCTCCATACTACCAGAAAGTTTTATTACAAGACCATAGTTTCTCTGTCCTGTTCCGGAAGCCTCATAGGTAATCCAACTACTAACAAAAGAGCTAATATCCAGTTCTAGATTGTCCGCAGAAGAAGTAAAACTAGCCGTTAGTGCGGTCCCTACAAAATCTCCTCCTGCAGTTGTCCATGCAGTCTGTGCGTTACTAGCAGAAGACCACGAAGCGCCATCTCCATCATATAAAAACCCCTCCATATCCATTCCGTGGCCTTCATCCCAACTTCTAGAAACTTGCTGCACGTCTAGTGTAAATGTCTCTGGAGTCGTTTCCTGATGTGCTACATCAAAAAGACGTAAATAATAGCTTACTCCAGAGTCTGGTACTGTACCAGCAACGATATCAGAATATAAAGTCGATATGGGGAAGTTTATTAAAATTCTCATCTTCTCAACAGAAGATGTATTTACCCTTCCAAAAGCGCTAAATACCTCTAAAACATCAGAACCACCCATATTGCAGGTGGTAGCCCTAGTAGAAAGGTCTTCTTCATAAGCATTTGTTATAGAAGTGTCTTTGTCCGCAACATATCTTTTAATCATTATCTAACAACTCCCTTTACGTCCGCTTCGAAGTCTCTAAGTTCGAACACACAATTCTTAGGACACTCTATAAAAAGATCATCTGCACTAGCAAATTTATCAAAATCAAACCCAAAGTCTGAATAAACTCCGCCTCGTTTCTCTACGATTTCTACTTTTGTAGTATCCACAACTCCGTCAACTGCATTTAGTGTCTTAAAAATCTCTGATTTTGACAAAGATTGACCAATATCAAACTTTATTTTCATCGCATCTTTTAAAGCAGAAATGCAAGACTCTAAAACTTCATATTTTTCTTTACTTGGATACGATATTACCTCAAAATTGATACCAAAATTAACAATTCTTGCATCCAATATGTCAACAGTGTCGTTAATCATCTTATACTGAGTAATCCAAGTTTTTAGGTTGTTTTTTATTGTGGTATTTGTCTCAGTTAAATATCCATCTTGGTCTTCAGACACCACATAAAGATTTAGATTTCTCTTAAAAGAATTGTTGTCTTTTACAACATTAACTCTTTTTACTGAACCAAACTTAGCCGGCATTCCATAACAAACGAACCTATAGTCTTCTGAAGAAACCGCTCTTTTCTGAGAAGAAAAGGCTCCCATAATCCTCTTTTTTAATTCCTCTGTACTCGGAAGAGTTATGTCGCCTGTAATCGGCTCATCGTTGGTAACTTCTAAAGAAGATTTAATTGTAGACAGAATGGAGGTTGACAACTGGTTGACATTATCAAACTCATAAACCGCCTCTCCCACTCTCACCAAAGTTCCAACCCCAATGTTGACGTTATCTGTTGTGTTTTTCCTTACTTTTATGCGTAAAGTAGTATTTGAAGGAGCAATTCCTAGAGAATCAGACTTTACTAATCGGCTGGGGTCAAAAGAATCAGTAGAAATATAGTCTTTCCCATATATGTTTAAGAAAACATTTGCAGGTTCAACTAAATCCATTGTAGCGTCATCAGAATCGTTTCCCTGCCCAAACTGAAGATATGTTTTTCTCCTTTCTCTCTCGACCACAAATCTTCTAGGAACAGCATACGGCTTCATAAGATAAGCCGCATACTCTCTCGAAGATGTATAGTTTGGAATAGCTTTATAAATTATGTTTTGTGATAAAGAATCTACTTCGTAGTATTCCTTGCCGCTAGAGTCCACAACAGATACAACTTCCGCTATATCGTCACTTGTAAGCTCTAATTTTGGGAATTTTTCATAGTCGCCTACAACAATTTCCTCATAAACAAACTCTCCGGAAACAACTTGTCCTTTTGCTCTAACCGCATAATACGTTGGATAACCATTGTCACCTATTTGAGCTACTAAGATATCGTTTCCTGTAGCAGAAAACACCACATCTTCACTAAGAACAAAAGATTTACCGTCTGCAGAAGAAAACTGACTGCCAACTTTAAGAACGGGATAATATCTTGAGTCTGGCCCCTGCGAATTTGAGGCTGCAGGAACAAGAATATAAAAAGTCGCAATACCATAAGAAGAAGGATTCCCCGTAAAGCTCCAACCTCTAGACCGGCCGTGACGAATTATGTTATTATATTCTAAAGAAGTTTCAAAAAAAGATTCGTTTACCGCATAGTCAATAAACCACGATAAGCTATCGCCTATTATAGATACCTCATCCATCACCAAAGAACCAAACGAAGCCTCGCTAAAGTCTTTGTAAGTGTTTGGATAATATCTCTTGGTATAGTCCAACAAAGAGTCTCGAATGCTTTCAAAATCTCTTGCTGTATATTTAATTGGAACCTTCTTTGTCATTAAACTTGAGACTTAACCCACGAACTTCTAGTTAACGTGGGTTAAGTCTTCTCCTCCTATTAAAAAGAATGAATTTACAAAAAAATCAACACATTCCACTTTTTGTACTATATTTATAATGTGTCGAAACGTCACTCTACAACTCCTGATAATAACCTCCCCATAACTATCCTCGGCCAACACATTCGGCTGGATCTTAATAACGTCCAGGCAACATTTTTCGAACGTTGCGCTGGAATTTCTCGTTTCGTCTACAACTGGGGATTGGACCGTTGGAAAACTCAATACGAAGCCGGAGGAAAGCCGTCTTGGATTAGTCTTAACACCGAGTTGAATGCCTGCAAAACCACGGAATTCCCTTGGATGGCAAATCTTCCGTGGGCTGTCGCCAATACGGCGCTGTCCAACCTCGGTTCTGCTTTCTCCAACTTCTTTCGTCGTGTTAAATCTGGCCAAAAGCCCGGCTATCCCCGTTTCAAGTCGAAGAAATGGAACAAAGCAACCTTTGCTATTGAAGGTCGAGCCCTCCGATTTGACGGCCGAAGAGTCAAAATCCCCAAGCTTGGTTGGGTCCGCACCCGACAAGAGATAAGATTCCCTGGTAAAATCCTGTCCGCTCACTTTACGAAACAAGCCGGTCATTGGTACGTCTCGATCCAAGTTCAAGTCTCCGACTCCTGGTCCTATCCTCACCGCTGCGAAACCCAAGAAGCGGTTGGAGTGGACCTCGGACTTCGAGACCTTGCCGTGCTCTCCACGGGAGAGCGGGTCGAGGCTCCGCGCATTCTGCGTGCTCATGAAACCAGACTGCGACGACTCAACAAGGAAATGTCTCGTCGCGTCAAAGGAGGGAAGAATTGGCAGAAGACCAAAACGAAGCTTGGTCGGTTGCATGAACGGATTTCCAACATCCGCAAAGACGTAACACATAAGCTTACCGCTGGGCTGGTCCGAGACTTTCGTCGGATTGGAATCGAGGACTTGAACGTCAAAGGAATGATGGCAAATCACCATCTTGCAAAGTCGGTTGCAGATGCTGCCTTGTCGGAAATCAGGCGTCAGCTCACGTATAAGGCTCCGCTTGCCGGCAGCGAAAT